TCGCCTGTGGAAACTGGAACGGGTGAAGGAATGGCGCAAGGGCTACGACCAGCTTAATTACTGGTGGGTGGCATACACTGACCCGGTTGTGAAATTGACACTGTTTGAAGCAGATGCGTGGGCATTGCGCGAATGTGGGTTTGAAATTGACCAGTACGCCAAAATACAGGAAGTAGACATTGAAATTCAGTGGTTTACCGATAATCGCCGCTACAAGGCAATCCGCGCAGTGAAAAAGGATGGCGAATGGATTGATTTCCAGAAGAAACGGATGGGCTTTGATCGTGTAATTCGTGGTCGCGCTGCACAGGCGCGGTACGAACGCAGCCATCGGTACTAACAAACCCGGCGCGGGCAACCGCGCCATCTTGCTTACAAAGAATGAGAGAGTGCAAAAATGGGATACTACAAAAAAATCGACATTATGAACTTTGAGATGCAACCATTTGAAGGATTGTATTTTCTGGATGGTGCCATGCTCAAGCGTCTTCACAATTTACCAGAATCATATCGAACCCACGAACAGAAATTCCCAAGAATTGCCTTCCCTTCCGGTCATTATGATATTTGGGAAACCAGCAAACACCGCACAGTGCCAACTGTACACATCGCAGGCGAGCAGGATTATCGTCTTGACATGAAATTGGACGAGGCTTATCAGCACGGTGCGTATGTTGCTGAACAATGCGGCGATTTTGTTTATAAGGACAACGGCACATTGATTGTGGTCGTTCCATATGAAGGGAAATACCGTATTCACTTCGGTGAAGAAGGTATCTGTGATATTGAGCGTATCGAGAACAGCTAACAGCAATGTTGCAGGTGGCATGTGCCACCTGTTTTACCTCATACAATCGAAAAAACGTTCGGATAGAAAGAGGAATATCGTGAGTAATATAAAGGGCAGTTTTTTTCGCATTGCAGAATTTGCCGGGTACGATACGGGCAGCGAAGACCCGCTACCTGGAATGAGTATCACGGTACAGGAAGCACATGAATTTGAATTGCTGGATTGTGGTATTTTGCTACACCGGATGTATTTAGACGGCATTGCTGACCGACATCAATTCGTGAAGATATTTTCCATTGAATGCGGTGAAGATGGCGTTTATCTGGTAAACGGCAGACGGGTTGATCGCTCTCAAGATTTGTATCTGTTTGCCAGAACCGGAACTGAGCAATTTATGTATGCAATGTGGCTCAAACTGCGGCGTGAAAATGAAGACCTAAAAGAGCAGATAGCAACCAAACAAAGTACACCTGAATCTGATGATAGCGATGGTGATATTCTGGCACGGTCAATTGTGTGGACTTGCGAGTGTGGTGAACGCAACTATACAGATAGCAAAGTCTCTGAGCCTGTATGTTCTGCGTGCAGTGCACGGTATAGCTGGAAAAGTGGAATATTTGTAGCAATCAATGGTTTCACACGAAGAAACGATTGACGCAAACGGGAATTTCAATGCCGATGTTTGGACACCTAATATAGAAGTCGAATCTGATGACCACTACCCGGAAAAATTTGATCACACTTGGGGTGACGGTTTCTTGGAATATCCAGAAGATGACCCGGACGACAGCGACCCGGACGAACCAATATCGCCCATCTGGTACGAATCGTGACCGGCATCATCAACATCGCGGTATAGATTTCGCACACCTGTGCTAAAATAACACTGCACACGAGTTTTGAAAAAGATGTTGTTAGAACTCGCCGTTACGAGGATCCTCGTAACGGTATTTTTTATCCAGAATCAAAAAAACGCCACCGGCGCTGTGCCAGTGGCGTTTTGTATTTCAGTGACCGTGCGGCTATAAGCGCCGGATAAAGCGCTCAAATTCGCTGTTGGAGACACTGAATCCCAGTGGACGATACTCACCGCTGTAAGTCACCGTTGAAGACGGAAATCCAGTGTTTGAAGTGGCGCTGATTGTCTGTTCACCTTTAGCAGACTTTTCATCTGCCGGAATGCCATCCAGTAGTTCTATGCCCAAATCAGTCGCATTGCGCAGCGTTTTCATTACTTCGAGCAGTGCCAGCCCAAATGCCTGCGGGATACCGCTTGCTGCTGCTTCTGCGTTCTTCATTGCCACCGGGTCATTGCGCGTCTTATCAATGGCGCGATTGACAATCATCCAGACTGTGCCACCACTGGCGATTGCAGAAACAACAATGCCTGCCAGGGAAATGACCAGCGCGACCCATACCGGCACGGTGGATTCAGTCGGTGTTGGCAGGGTATCCTGTGCCAGGACCGGCAGTGCTGTCGTCAACAGCAGGCAGAACAACAGACACATTAACAGGGTGTTCAACGGGTTTCGCTTCATTGCCTAACTCCTTGAGAATATTTTTTACATCGGTAGAAATTAACGTCAGCGCACTGTTTAATCGCGCCAGACGCTCAATCACATCACTGTGGCGTGTCACGGCATTGCGGTCGTGATCTAATAAAATGCCCAGGTTCTTTTCAACGGTACCTTGAATGGACGTCACCGATTGCTGCTGTTTTTCCAGCGTTCCAATCATGCGTCCGTGATTATCGACCTGCTTTTCAACCACCTTCAACGTGCGGCTCTGGCTACGTGTAAACCACCATGAGAGCAGCAGAATCGCCGCTACCAGAATGGTTAAAATCAACAACATTACCGTGATATTGTCGCTGGTCAGGATGGTGAGGATGGTCTGTTCATATGGCATCAGGCGCTTCCTTTCGGCTGTCCGATTTTCCCATACGCGACTACCATCGCCAGAGCAACAAACTTATAGAATTTGTCGGCATTCGGACTGGTCAGTGCGACGTAAGTCGAATCCATTGCCGCGTCAATATCGGCGTACAGCGCCGTGTACAGCGCCATTTGAAAGTCAGACGCAGCAAGTTGCGACAGTCCTGCGGTCACAATGTCCGACAGCGAACCACCGCCTTGCAGCGCGTTAAAGACAGCCGCAATCGTCGCGCCCAACACCGCGTCGTCACTCTTTTGCTGGTGCTGAAACCACAGAATGCGATTGCTCAGCGCCGTACCCGGCACTGCCGTGCCTGCGCTCCATGCCGCGCTCACATCGTCCGGTGTAGTGCTGGAAAGACGCGGTATTCGCATCTCCAGTACACGCATCTCAAAAGTTGTTTCGACGGTGGTGTCATCCAGCATCAAATAGTGGATGATACGCTGGTCATTCAGCGCATCCAGCACGTCGCCAGTGATCTGCCATTGTACGGTCATATTTCCACCTCGACAGTGATGTCGAATGAAGCGGACATTACATTTTTGAAGGTCGTGCACGTGTCGTTGTTCGCACCGGCACCGTCGTCAAAGCGTGCCAGTAAATCACCGGTCGTTCCCGACCAGCGTCCAATCACACAATTTTCACCGACTGCCGTGCCGGTAATGGATTTCATTTCGACATCTGCCAGCGCCCAACCAGAGGTGACCGACGAGTTGCACAGAATTCGCCAGTAGCGATGTGCACCGGCACTGCTGGTAATGGTCAGGGTGTTGACCGCGCCCGGATTTGTGCCGTCTGCGGTCGTATCCAGCGAGCTAAAGGTCTGTGCGTCTGACCATGAGCTTCCATTGTCGCTGTACTGCACCTTCACTGAACTTGCTGCATACGAACTGGTATAACCACCCGGCGAAGCGTTGTACATGACCACGCGGCGAATATCGGCGTCATTGCCCATGCCCAGGTCATAGGCGATGTAGGCGACGCCATTCGCGCCTGCACCGGTGTTGGTGCTGTCCCACCAGGCATTACTGACGTTATCGTCGAAAGCGTTGCTGGCTGCCGCGCCACCCGCCGCTGCGCTCGCGCTGGCAGTGCCACCGGTGCATAAATCCGCGCTGTAGGTGGTGGTATTGGTAAAGGCACGTACCCGGCGAATGCGGCTGGCAGTGTCGCTGTGGTGAATCACCTGAATGGTGGCATCGTCTGCCAGCGTTTCACGATTGCCATAGATGACTGTCGGGTCAGGGTCAACAAAGACTTCGGTGGTACTCCGGGCAACGCCCATGTAGACGAAGGCAACCTGACCGCCACCATCGGTCAGTGCTGGTTTCGTCTGTGTGTATCCACCCGGCGTCGTAGAAGCCCATACACCCAGTCCGGCAGTGAGCCCGGTGTAGCTGTCCTTCAAGCCCTTGCGCCGGATGCTGATGCTCGCATCAGCACTGCCACCGGTGACCACCACGCCGCGCACTTCGCCACAGGCGGGTGGTGACGCGTTGGTGTCAATCAGATACCACTTGTTGTCGCTTTCCTTCAAATACACATTGTCGTTTTCAGCGACCGTTTCACCGGCAGTCCCATCAACATCCATGACCGCACTGGCAGTTCCGGCACCAAGCGCGACCCATGACCCGTCAGCAACCACGTGCAGCGCGTCGATGTCCGTGTCGTAGACCACCATGCCATCCGGTGGCGTGCTAATTGCCTCACGCTGTGCGGTGGTCATGCGCGGCGGCAAAAAGCCCTTTGTGGTGCTATCCAGTTGTAGCAACGCTACCGCGTTTACCGTGCTGGCGTTGATACCAATCGCGTCTAAACTGGCATCGGCAAAGAACAAATGTGTTGCGGTATCGCCTTCAATCCGGGTGTCGCTGTCTGCTCCGGATTCGTTGATTACCGCGCCCTGTGTTACGACCAGCGCACCGGCGTCACTCAGGGTCGCGTTGCTGTTTTGAATGACCTTACCGGTCGTGCTATCAAAGCGCACCAGCGCGTTGTCGGTGCTGCTTGCCGCGCCGGTGACATCACCACTGCCACCACCACCGTCTAAATCTTCCCAGGTACTACCTGTGTACAGGCGAAACGCAGGATTGCCACTTGCTGTATTGGTGCCGTCATCCAGGTAAATATCACCCGTGACAGCACCCGATGGTGCAGCTGCCTGCGCAGTGATATTCAGTGGAATATCCGCTTTGAGCCATAGATTTGCAATCGTCATACTGTCACCAGTTGCCCGTTGTCTTCCATAATCAGTTGAGCGCCGTCGTTCATGGTCACAGTGCCATGCATCACCACCTGACGATCAGGCTGGATACGCTCATTGCCAGCGATGGTCTTTGGAAAGCCGTGCGGACGATTGACGTTAATCATCTGCCGCAGGTCTACATGCTTGAAATATTCGACCACATACGGGTCATCGTCTTTCAGGTAGTAGGCTTTGATTGGCACACCATCCGCAGGTCGAAGCTCAGCACATTCCTGCCAGTGTGTTTCTGCCAGGGTGATGGTCATGTCATTGAACAGGCTTTCTGCTGTGCTGGTGGTGACATAGATTCCCTTTGTGTAGGTATCTATCCACAGCATCGCATAGCGATGGTAGCCAGCAGCCGGAATGAACGGCGCAAGGTCAATTTTATTCGCGTCCCTGGCAGTGCCGTTGTAGGCGCGAAACGTCACATCGTCGTAGTAGAACCACTGACTGACGGTGACTTTTGTGCCGGGTGTATCAGCAGTGCCAGGTGGCAGCGACAGCAGCGGTACAAAGTTGTCCGGCGTGCTGGTGCGCTGCGCTTCTGGCGCAAGCGGATTGGTGTAGGACGGATTAACGCCAATATCGACCATTTCCTGCCAGTCACCGGCTTTAATTGCCAGTTGATTGGTGTAATCGCGTCCCACCCATACCTGACCACGAGGACGCTTTAAAAACGCCGCGCCAATCCCTGCACGCACTTCCAGTGCCGGTGCGTATTTCACGAAGCCGTTGCCATCGTTCCCGGCTGGAAAGCGCACATAGACATAGCCCTGACGTCCCGGCACATCCACCAGACTTTCATCCGTGTGATGTCCAAGAATGCCAAGCTGCGCTTCACCGGCAACCTGGCGCTTGCGCTGCTGTGCTTTCGTCGCTTCGGCGGGTGTTAATCCATCGACCATTGTCCTGCCTCACGAATCTGCATTGTTGCCGCATACTTCAACCCGCAGTGGCACGTTTTGATTGTCGGTGTAATCAGTATCTGCAAACAGAAATTCAAACTGATTACCCGTGCCTGTCTTAGCAATGGTGTACTCGTGGTTCGGGTTGTATTCCGGGATGGTACCGATCGGCGCACCGTCCAGACGAAATCCCTGATACGCACCATAAGCCGATGGCGACCCGCTCTCGTATCCGTAGTAAAACGCGTCACCGCGCACTGTGTCCTCGCCGGCAAGTCCTGTCCAGGGATTTAAGCCATAGCCACAGACCTGAATGGACTTTACCAGAATGGCACCGGTATAGCCGCTGTTTGCCGTGCGTACATCCGAGAACACACTGAAGGTGATGCTGCCTACACCCGTAGCGTTTCCTTCCCAGTCCTTTACCAGATCAGTGCCAGACTGCGTGCTCATCTCAGTGCGCGTTTCTGAGTACACAGACGACCCGCCAACACTGATATTGAGCCAGACATCTGACCCGGTGCCAGCGTTGGGTGTGCCGTAGGTGTAGTCGAAAGTGACGCTGATACTGGTCACATTGATCGTGGGTGATAACGTCAGGCGCAAATCAACACGCCGAAACCATGACCCGCTGCTTGCCGGTGATCTTGCCTCGGTATGCTGTACACCAGAAGCGGTAATCACACCAAATGGTGCACTGCCACCGGTCTGCGTTCCAATTGCCCAGTCGTCCAGTACATTTAAAAACTCGGACAGGTGACACCACGAACTGTCACTGATCTGCGCGTCGCCTTTTACCGTAATAACGTAGGGCGACCCGTTTTCACTGGTAAATCCGCTGTAGACCGTGCTGGCGTTACTGAAAAAGACATTCAACACTTTGCAGCCAATATCGGGCTGTTCGTCCTGCGATTCGGCGCTCTGGTCAGGTGGCAGTGGTGAAAATGGATTGTAGCCATTCGTCTGACGCCGCGCTTTGTCGCGCTCAGTTGGTGTATCGGACGGCATATACGTCAGCGGGTCAGGTGGAAAGCCTGCATACGGATTGACAGGCACAATCGGGTCAGGTGACGTTGTGACCTGCGGAATGACCGACGCCATGACCTGCGCATTGGTCGATGTTGGCTCACGTTTGAAAGTTGCCTGCACGCCGCGCGTGCCATCCGCGATTACGACCGATTGCCCGGCGCTTTCCAGTATCCAGCGCACATTGCTGTTGTAGACCAGCCCGCGATTGTTGTCGCTGGCAGGAATGTCGAACGTCCACCACTGGTAACACGATGGCACCAGTAGATTGCGCCAGGCGTCGTAAAGCACCACACTCAGCGTATCCACCGGCTGGCTGGCTGCCAGCAGTGACCCGGTGCGTACCGCGATTTCTGTGCCTGCTGTGCCATAGTCGCTGTCAGCAGTCAGGATTTGCCCGTCTTGCGTCGCAATCCCTTCGCCGTTCCCGCGTGCGGTTTCCGGCGCTGCACCTTTCAGATAGGTCGTCTCGCCGGATGCTGTGTTATAGACTTCACCCGCGCCAATACCCTGCCCAACACTCTTGAAATAATCGCGGGTAATCTGGTGCGAGAGCATGTCCTCACCGGTCACCAGCGCGATGACATCCAGATCATTGCGTGCGCTGGATGAAAGAAAGATTGCCTGACGACGCACCGTAATTTCACCGGACGGCGCATAATTGATTTTCGCGTTGATATAGTTTGCGACTTCGGTCATCGACTGTCCGGCACTGGTGCTTTGCAGGGTCAGTGATTTTGAAACGAAGTCGTTGTCATTCTCATCGAAGGACAGTGCGCAGACATTGGACAGCGTGTTATAGACGCTGCATAGATAAGCAATCACGCGCGGTGGTGTCGGTTGCGTGATTTCGCCATAGACTGTCGGTGTGCTGGTATCAGTGACGCTCAACTGCGGACTGGACAGGCGCGAAAGCTGTGCGCCAAAGCCTTCAATCTCAAACGACCCGGACTGCAACTGTCCAAACGTTTCATCGCCTTCGGTGGTGCTGCTTTCCTGACGGATGCGCCCGATGAAATCAATGTTTGTCAAAATCGGATAGGTGCTGTTGTCGCCAAAGGTTTCAGTGGAAAACAGGACACACAGGGTATTGTCTGGCAGGGACTTTAAAAGCGTTGTTTGCGGCGTGTAAAAGGTGGTCACGGTCGCGTTGTATCCACCGTCTAATTCCGCGCGAATGTCCGGGTCTTCAACGTTGTCGATGATGTATGTCATACCGACATTGACCCAGAATACAAAGAAATTGCTCACGCCGTTTGAGTCGGTGACGGTCAGTCGTACCCATCGTTCACCCTGTGGGAAGGACGCGGTGATGTTCTGACTGGATGTGGTACCGACAGTAATCGTGCCATCGTCCACATCCCACAACCACGACGAGATGCTTGCGCCGTAGTTCATGGCGTGCGCCAGCGGTGCAAAATCGAAGAACGCACTGCCAGAGGTTACCGGGTCAACATAGGCGCTTTGCAGGTTGTAAATGATTGGCTTGAGCTTCTGAAAGGCTTTGTCACCGTCCGCTTTAATCACGCCACTGCTATCAATGCTGCCTAAGATTTCCTGAATTCGGTAATCATTGCAGACAATGATGTAATCGTTGGGCTGTACCACTACCGCCGATTCGCTGATATAGAGCGTGCTACTGGTTGCTGATTTTCTCACCCTGCCGACGTGGTACGCAGACCGGATAGAGGTCGATTGCGACAGATAGACAACCATGCCTTCTTTGATGTCGGTGTATGCACCGATGTCTACTGAGGTAAAGTCAATGTCGATGAACACGCCACTGACGATGCCTTCGTTGGCTCTTGCCCGGAAAACGACCGTTTGCGGACAGTAGGCAAGATACCCGCTGGCACGGTAGCCATTGAGTCTCAGGCGGTCAAGATCGTCACTGTCGATGGGTGAAAGGTGCGGCATGAATTCTACTCTTTGCTGGTTTTCATCATTTCAAGCAAGGCACTAACAGCGGTGTCACTTACATCTTCGGTATATACTTTTATTTCACGCGGTTCACCTGCCAGTTGAGCAAGCACCCACTCTTTTGCGTGCGGAATACATTCGCCATGTACCGGACATTCCGGTATCAGTTGTAGCAATTCCTCGTGTTGTTTAAGTTGCCACGAGAAATTTTTAATCATGGCAATCAGTTCTTCCCGCGTCTGACTTGCAAGAAATTCGTCGTCACTAATCATGGTTTATCACCTGTTTTAGAATCAAACTCGCCACTTTCGGTGGCAAAAATTGCGTGTGGTGGTTCGGGCGCAACAGAGCGATGGAAATGTTCTTTATCAGCGCGGTCAACGTCTTTGAGGATACGATTGAAAGCGGCTAGTAAATCCTGTGCTGTACCATGAGACTGAATATGCAGGGTGACTTTTCCCGTGTCAGGATTGTTCATCTTTATTTTCAATCTTGAATGGTTGCCTTGTCAGCACCTTAAGGACACGGTGAAATGCTTCCCAGTCATCATCGCTGATGCTGTCTAATTCCGTATCTTTGTTGATGTGGATATGAATGTGTGTTTCAGGGACTACAGCGGGTTTAGGTGTTTCAGGGATTGGTGGTTCGTAGATAAACGGCGTGATTACCGGAATATCTCCAATGTACACACCGTCATGTTTAAACGTTGTGCCGTTTGTCAGACTTCCTTCATAAGGGACAACAGCATCGTACCCATCACCATGATGACGATAAGAAACGGCGGTTGTTACCGTACTTTCAGGTTGTGGTTCTTCAGGTAATACTTGATACATCTTACAGTTCCTCCACCCGCGTAAATTTCCAGATGAAATCCAGCACCGCATTGCCGTAAGGCTCAACAATCGCTGGCTCGTAATCGGCTAAATCACCACAGTCTAAGATAGCGTTGTAGTCGGTGTAGGTATTCCCGAACAGGCGCGTCTTAATCGTGACCTCGCCTTCGTAGTTTTCTACCAGGTATTCCCACTGCGGCAACCACAGCACCGACGATTTCCACTGCGCACTCTGATACCCGGCACGGCGAACGACTCCGGTAGTCGCAATACGCGGTGCGCCACGTCGCGCAAACGGCACTGTTTGGACTTCCTGAAACGGGATGCTGTCCGCAGTCAACAGCGTCACCAGAGTCAATCCAGCAGCGTTGTCGTTGTTTGCTGCAATCTGTGCATTGAATGTCACGACCTGTGTCATGCGTACCCTGCCTGTTTCATGACCTTCAAAACATCTTTTGCGCTGGCACCGCTGTTAATCGTCAGGTTGCCGCGACTGTTGTAGTTGTTGGTAATCCCGCCACCACCCTTCAATGGAGATGGTGAGATACCGCTGCCAAATCCCGCGCCACCACCAAGTCCACCGCTTTTCGCACCACCCGCCGCGCCCAGTGTGCTAAATGGCGAGCCACCGCCACCTGCACTACCACCACCCGCGCCGGACGCTGCCTGCATTTCAGCGCTGTAAAAGCCCTGTCGAACGCTCAATAGTTCGTTCAGGTGCTTTTGCAATTCTGCCTGTTCTCGTTTGTGAGCAATTTCTGCCTGTTCAAGCTGGCGCTCATGATTGATGTCCGCATCACGCAGCGCTCTATCCTGATTGATTTTGTTGTCGGCAAGTTCCTGATCGAAGGCGAGTTTGCGGTCACGACGTGCAATTTTGAGATTTTCCAGGCGTTCAGCGGCTTCGGCTTTATCCTGACTCAGACGTTCACCGACTGCTGATTGCGCGTCCTCTTTTGCCGCGTCAACGGCTTTCTGCTGTTCTTTCCGCGCTTCTGCCAGTTGCAGGAAGTTGCGATTTGACCGCGCCGATTCTTCGTCTTCGTTCGCTTTTTTCGAGATGTCGGCGAGATTTTTGCGATAGTCCTTATCGATCTTTTCCAGTTCCTGATAGGACTTGACCTTCGCTTTTTTCTCTTCGTCCTGCGATTTCAGCGATAAAGATGCCAGATCGCGATTGAACTTTTTGCGCGAGTCGGTGTCGGTATCTGCTGCCTTGCGTTTAATATCTTCCACCGAGTTATCAAATGACCGGTTCAGGTCTTCCAGGCTGTTGCGGTATTTCTCGCCAGACTTTGCAATATTTTCCTGTGCCTGACTGATTTTTTGCGCCTGCTGTTCTGCCTGCTGGCGGGCTTTTTCCTGCGCTCGTTCGACTTCCTGCTGCGCCTTTTCGCGGTCACGTTCTTCTTTTTTGGTGGCAGCTTCTGTTTCTCTGGCAGCTTTTTCGCGCTCTTTGGCAAGCTCTTCCTCGCGCTCTTTGGCGTCGTTCGCAGAAAATTTGCCATCTTCTATTGCATCGTTAAATTGGCTTTGAGTATTCGACGCGTCTTCTATGGCTTCGCTGGCAGTATTTGCCTGGTCTTTCCAGACATTGAAATATCCAAACAGGTCAGCCACTCGCGCAATAAAATCACCAATAATCGGAATACCTTCCGACAATTGCCGGAACGACTCCTCATACCCTTTTTGCGCTTTCGCAAGATTTTCCTGTTCGTCATCAATCACCGACTGAAGTTCAGCAACTCTGGCTTTGGCGTCTTCTGTTGTGCCACCGCCGCGTGCAAATTCCTGGACTTCTCGAACAGCATCAAAATAACTGTTGACTGTTTCGGCAGTTGCTTCAATTTGTTCCTGCAATTTCCCGGCTGCAATGGTGAGTACTGCCATCGCAATTCCCAAGCCACCGAGCGCCACACTGGAAGTACCCAGAGAGTCAGCAGCAGAACCCAGTACATCCGGCAAACCTAAAACAGCCTCTTTGAGCTTTGGGAGTGCTTCTATCGTTGCGAGAATTTCGCCTGCCGCGCCGGTTGCCGATTCGATACCTGTGCCACCAAAAGCACCGGCTGCACCACCTACCGTGCGTAATGCAGATTCGGCATCGCCTGCCAGTCCAACATCCTGAGAGACTTTATCAAAGCGCTGCTGTGCCAGCGATTCGGCGCTTTCTGCTGCCTCTTTCGCGGCATCACGTGCTTTGATAAATGCCTGTGCAGCCTTGTCAATTTCTTTTTCGCTGGCACCAACACGCTTTAATTCCGCGTTCAGGTCACTGACTGCTTTTTTGGTATCGCCAGTTTCTGCCGCTGCTTTTGCAAATCGCTTTGGCAGTTCATCCAGTTCTTTTGACCGCGCTGCTTTGTCGATCGCATCGCCGAATTTATTGACATCTTTTTCGATGCCAGCAACAGCGGCTTTTGTTTTTGCGATGCTGGCGGTATCCGGCTCGAACCCAACCTTTGTAGTTAACTGGTTTTCGTCAGCCATTGGATTGACCTTTTACAAATCCCTGTAGCGGTGGAAGTGACTTGCCGTCCGCAAGATCGGAATTTAACGTGTGGAATTCCTGTATCAACCACAAATTTTCAAAATCGGTGAGTAACCATTGAGGCTGGTCAAGCCAGCCACCTGCGTATGGCAAAATGTGGTAGTTGTTGAAAATTTCCCAGGCACGCATCGATACGCTGCGCGGAAGCCAGTTTTTTGTAGTGTTCGCAATTTCACGCATTCGCGCATAGCGTTCACGACCACCCGGCGATTCGCCTGTTATCCCGCGTCGGATGCGTTGTTCGAGGTGACTTCTGGTTTGTTTGCGTTGCTCGGAGCTAAAAAATCGTTCTCTGAGCTATTGAGGTTATCAATAGCATCCACCCACGATTTCTGGAAACTGGCTGGCATGTCCATGACAGCGTTATAGAATTCGAGAACTTTCTCAAACGGTGCATCCGGTGGCGGGATTTCAACAAATCCTTCAATACTGACAGTCTGGTAAAGCATGTTAGTGAAGTCAACCACGCCATTCCATTCCACCGCCATCAGGTCTTTGATTTCACGATTTGGATACAGATGTTCGGCAATGCGTTTGCGTGTTATCCAGACAGGCACTTCATCGCGCCCAAGTTTTTCACGCACGACACCGCTAACGGTTCGCCACTTGAATGTGGCGGTGACAGGTTGATAGGTCATGTAGTTTCCTTTAGCAATCCGGCAGGAACTGGTACAGAATCGTGCAAATGGCGTTGTTCGCCGGTGCACTGGCAAAGGTCAGGACTTTCGTGGTGGTATTCACGGTATAGTCCGTTGTGTACGCCTTGAGCGTGCCACCAATCCAGACCAGCACTTTGCTGCCGTCTGCGGCTGCCGGTGTGTAATCCAGCGTGACGGTATCTGCACTGGCATTGCCAATAAACACGTGCTGCGTGACAGGGTATGGGCTTAACCCGGCATACCCGCCGATAGGCGAAGACAACGATGTGTTCCACAGCGTCTTGCCAGCGGGTTTCAGTGTCAGCACGTCGTTATAGGTTTGCACCTGTGCGCTTTGCAACTGGTTGAGAATTTTCGCCTGTACCAGTGACGAAAACACCAGAATGACCTGATACCCGGACTCGCCAAAGTTGGCAGTTTCCATCGCCTGTGCCGGACTGTTGATGATAAAGCAAATGTCCTGAAAGTTGTCGCAGGCAGTCAGGAACGAACTGAAGTCCCAGTCTTCCAGCGTGGTCGTGCTTGACCCGCGTGCATAGTTGTAGAAGTCCTGGTCAAAGACTCCTCTAACAAGCGAACCGCCCGGCAGTTCCTGTACACGCTGTAAGAAACTGGTCGTTACGCCATTGTCACCGAGGACATAGGTACGTGCCGCGTCGGGTTCGGCAATCTGGATGTTCTGCGCACTGCGCAGGAGTGCCATGCCTGCACCGCTTCCAGCACTGAGAGCACCGGTGACACCATACGGAACACCGCTGTTCAACGCGCCCCAGAACAGATGGGTAATGCCGTTCGCAACCCACTTGCTACTGTTTTCTACTGCCATTGGTCCCTCACATCATTTTCTATTTCGACTGCACGAGTCTTACGAGTTGCGCTTATCAGCCTTTTTTCGGCTTGCGCGCCGGGTCAATTTCTTCAGTCTGCGCACTGACAGCAGGTGGTTCGATGCTGTCCGAGTCTTCTACGGCTTCTGCCACTACCTCAGTCTCTGGCGTGACCTGAATGAGACTGCGCACTTCTGCGATATGCTCATCTTTTAAACTGGCGTAATTCTTTGCCAGTACAGCGCAGTAGTACCCGCCACCAAGATCAATGGAAACAAAGTTGCGTCCTTTGAGCAGTTGCCCGTTGACCGCGCATTTTGTTGGCACCTGAACGCCATAGCGTCCTAGTTTTTCATCTAACATGGATACACCTTCAAAGCCTCAATATTGAGCGTAAAGCTATAACGATACCGGACAGTAGCCTGCTGTCCGTCCGGGTATGGCGCGGGTGCGGTCAGTCGATCACCACTTAACCAGGCACGGGTAACGCCATTTAGCGCGACACCTTCCAATTCCAGTCGGGTGCGCCGAATAAAGAGATCATCTACTTTATCGGCATATGCCAGCATTCGTTCTTCATGCTGTGTCACCAGTCCGGTGCGCACTTCTGGCGAGTAAATGCTAATGTCCCAGGTCAAATTACCCTGGCGCTGATCGGCGCTTTTCCACTGCCAGGTGGAAGCCTGTGGACGCACGATAGCGGTATACCCCTCGTAGTTCTGGAAACTTTCCGGCGTGCGACTGGCAACCGTCCACTGCGTGCCTGTCACCGGCGTAACCAGTGCAAGGATGTCACGCAGGCGCGTGGCGATTTCGACTCTCATGGCACACCTATCGACAAATCCATATAGAAGTTAATCACCTGCACCACCTCAGATGGCAGTGCATCCATGACCACTGAACCATCCAGCACCTGTGACACATTGCCGACTGCTGTGCGACGTTCATACAAAAACGCTACCACCCGCGTCGCTGCCAGTTGGACGTCCGATTGCACGTTGAAACGTTGCAGTGGTTGTGCAGCGTGTGCAGCGGCAGTCGTGCCGTTCTTGCCGCGTTCTACGGTCAGGGTGTTGCCGGATATGCCGGTGATGTGCATCATCTCTTCTTCACAGCGCAGGTATTGCAGGACTTCGTATGCCGCACCGGACGTGACGCTGATGGTGGTCACTGTGGCATTTGCCAGCGAAACATTGCTGTCGATGGTGGTATATGCCACCGGCACATGCGCGTGGAAGCACCACGATGCATCAATTTCTATCCCGGCGTTGAAATCACCCGTGTTGAACGCCAGACTTGCCTGCGATGAGAAGCGCAGTAACGAAGATGTTTGCAGCGTATCGTCAACCATGCGATAGGATGTGAATGCCAGTTCGGTATCATCCCAGGTGACGGTATGCAATTCGAGTACACTGTCACGCAGTGCCAGATCACCGCGCACCATGCGCCGATTGCGCTCCAGATCGACAAAGTAAAACGTATCCGTGTAGCGTTCCGGCACAAACGTTCTGCCGGTGTAGCGACTGAGCCACGCGCCGGACTCGTAGATTAAATCACGCAAGTACGCAAAATAATCGTCGTATTCCGATTGCGCCGGTGATGGTGTCACACCAGGGTCAGCTTTTGCCAGTTGGCGATTAACAGCGGCAAAGGTGGTCAATGCAGATGGGTATCTCATCGTGTGTAGCCTCTTCGTTTGTACCCGGTCGTACCAAACTCACCAATGACCTGCGCATACAGTTCAAGGAATTCCTCACGCATCGCATCCAGCCAGTAATTCACGGTATCGACTGCCGGTTGCCAGCCGGTGTTGAGATGAAACTGCTGGATAAAACGCACTGCTGCTGTGCGGTCTTTTGCCAGTGACCCGACCACGTACTTTGCCACCGGTGAATTATTTCGCACCACAATCAGGAATTGACCGGCTTCATTCAATCGCACCACTTCAAACTTTTCGACCAGTTCGTGTGTGCGCTGGTACGGCAGATTGTCCTCACGCCGAAGTTTTGCCATGACGAATTTGCGCTGTCGTTCTGACGCCCATTGAATCGGGTATTTCACTGCACCCGGCTCATACTGCAATTCATCCAGCAGCGTCGGTGCATTGTGGTCAAAGACCTGATTGCCGATGTCCTCAACAATCTGGTTCTGGCTGTCCAGAAAGCCAATCAGGTCGTCAATGGGCGCGGTGTTTATTGTGGCAGTGACGCGAATCATTTCTTACGACTGGTTTTGGGCTTTTCGTCCGGTTCTGGTTCTGGTTCCGGGTCAGCAGGCAGCGGGTGTTCACCGTCTTCTTCAGCGACCAGTTTCTCTACTGCCTGTGCTTCTGGCGACGGTGCGGTATCCAGATTTACTGCTGCTGTAGACGGCACTGCCGGAATAGCAACCAGACCGCGCTGCACCAGATAATCACGCACCGCTGCTTCGAGCGCTTCCTGTGAAATGCCGGGTGTTGCGGGTTCCGGGTCAGTCACTTCGTACAGCCTGACGGCGTGCCCATTCTTGATTAAATATTCGCCCAGTCCCAACAGACGCGGGTCGTTCACGTCGTATGTGCCGGGTGTAATGATGCGTTCTTCGGACGGTCTACCGCGATACACGCGGGTGAGTAACAGTTTCATGCGATGTCCTCAAATGAAAACTGCCACCCGCAATCGAATGGCAGTCTGGATACGATAGAAAAATCAGGCTTAGCTGAAGGTCACGTTCACGTTTGTACCCGGCACGACGTACCATGCGCCGTCATAGGAATACAGCGTAACGCCGTCACCAATCGCGCCGCCAAAAGTGCCAACATCAGCACCCGCACCGGCACCGCGCAACCCGCCGCTAACGGTCAGGGTGTGCGCATTCGCAGTTGCACTGTCGAAAATCAGGACGCGTCCGTTGTGCGTCGGTGCTGCCAGGGTCATCGCACAAACACCTGCTTTGGTGATTTGCACGATGCCACTATAGAGTGCAATCGCGCCGTTGGCACTGGCAACCGAAATCGGGAAGCCATTGAAAATTTCTACTGCTCTGGCAGGTACAGGCTGAGTTTGTTCAGTCATGGATTGATTCCTCTCACTTTATGAAAATGCTACTGAGCCAATGTTTTCCAGGATGAAAAAGCGCGTAGCACTCGTAGCGATAACGTGCAGGGCTTCGCCTGGCGCGTTCAACGTGGCAATTCGATTTGTGCCATCCCATGTCACTCCACTGGGCAGCGTGACTGTGTGTGCTGCTGTGCCGCTGGCACTGGTGTTGACAATGATCAACTCGTCACCAATCGCAGGCGCAGCTTTGGTCGCGGCAATGATGGTGCTGGCATGATTCAATCGTAGCAGCCCGCTGGTGATGGTCACTGCTCCAGTAGCTGTCAATTCCTGAGTGGCGCGTCCTGCTCCTGACGCGCCGGTCATTGTTCCTGTGACTGCTAAATCACCGGTCACAGCAGCGTCACCGGCAACAGTGACGTCACCGGTGAAATCGCCATTGGCAAATTCAACATCTTCGCTTTTTCGCGCGACGAGCGTTGGCTGTGATGCTGTCATCGCTACACCGCCACGTTGTACGAAACAGCGACTGCTGCCGCGTTCCGACGCACGATTTCAAAACGCACCGAAGCAAAGACGGTATCGGCTTCCGACCAGGGATCACGCGACGTTTCATACGTAAGCGCCCGTTTGAACACCACTGCCCAGTACGGCGCGTAAATCAGCGCAATTCGTCCGCGCGTGTTGTTCGCCGGTGTGGTCACGGCGACTTTCCCGGCAGTGTTGGCTTTGCCCATTTTGCTGCTGGACAGCAGTGCCACACCGAACAGTTCCGGCAGCTTCCCGGTAAAGATGGTCGCATCTTCACCCGCTACGTCACGCGTCTTGAGTTCCGGTAAACGCCGGGTCGCCTGTTTCGTTTCAAAGTCCATGAGGAACAGCATCTTGTCCTCATTGCCATCGAAATCCACACCAAGCAGCGTTTGCAATTCGATGTAATCGTCGATGAGCAAATCCGCGCCTGCATCCCGACTGTATGTCGTGCTGGTCACCAGTGCTGACTTCAAAATACCATTGAACGCCAGATACGCATCGCGCGTCAAACTGTTGGCGCTGTCCGGTGTGCCGTCAATGGCGTTGATGTTGGTGCTGGCAGCAGTGGCGGTATCGCCGTTGATCATCGTGCTTTCAATCGTTTCTTCCATTGCCCGGCGAAGCTGCTTATTCGCCTGCGGTGCGATGGAAATCACGCTGTCTTCTGTAAGCGTGCGAGTGAAGCTGGTGGCAGCGCGGAATGTTTTCGGCGTGATGTCCACATAAGACGTGGTAAACGGCGTCGGGCGATAGACCGTTTCAGGGCGTCCGGTAACATCCAGGCTGTTCGCTTCCTGGCTGTAGTACACAGTCGGATCATTGCCTTCGAGCATCACGCGCGTCGTATCCGCGCCGTCCGGTACCTGGTATTCCATCATGCCTTTTTGGCGCATTTGTTCATATACCAGATTGGCACGGGCGCGTTCCCACACCTGACTTTCAAAGAACGTCCCTACCCAGTCCAACCCCTGTCCGCTGATGTCTGATGCATTCAGTTCGTTTGTCTTGTACGGCATAACGGATTTCAGCATCATCTGTTCATCGTCGCGTTTCAGCGGCTGCGCTTCCAGCATCTGATATGCTTTGTGTGTCATGTTGCGCAGGTATTCTTCACCGAGGACATCTCTGGCGTTTTCCTGTGCAAAGCGCGGTGACATGCCCTGCTGCATGCCGCGCATGACCGTCATGGTGTACCCGGCTGCCATGTCATCTGCGGTCATGTGGCGGTACTTCTGGTATTCTGCCACGCTGATTGTGACAGGCTGTTTGCCTTTGGATTTGTCACCATCGAATCCACCACCGGCGCGGCTAATCGGTGCGCTTTTCTGCGCTGCTTCCAGCATCGCGCTGGCACGACCACGCAGTCGTTCCTGACGGGTGTTTTTCACCGACAGTGCGTGCTGCATTGCCAGTTCGGTGAGCTTTTGTTCCATCGCGTTCAGGCGTTTCTGCATTGCCTGGTCGTCTTCTGGAATCTGTGTATCCGACGCGTTTTCAGTCGCCTTTTGCTGTTCATCCATCATACGCTGTGCTTCTGCTGCCAGCGTTTCCTGCGTGCTTTCTTCCATTTCAGGGTCACTGCCACCGGACAGCATTTCTGTCGCAATCCGGGCAATTTCCTGTACCAGGGCATTGATCTGCTCTGGTGTAATTTGTTTGGCTGCCATGTTCGCCCTCTGTGAGGATACTTTACGATTCGAAGTGCGTTTTGCCACGCCTGGCATAACATCGTCCTCGCTCTGATGACGTTCCGATTCTGTAGGGCTTGCCTCTATAATCGGTAACGCGGCATGGAGTGATTTCAATGACGTCGTTATCACGTTTGTACCGTCTGGCTCGGCAGGCTGTACCGTCATCGAGCCTTCACCGATTGACCAGCGTTTAATCCACCGGTCTTCAATTTCTACGACCTGTGGCGGGAACGCACCGCTTGACCACTGTACCTGTCCGCTGTGTGCCAGCGACAGGACTGCCTGTTCTGCGATCCCGGCACGCTGTATCAGATCTTCATCGGACAAGCCCAGAGATTTGCGCCGATTGATCTGGCGTAAATATTCCAGGTATTGCTCTCGATTGTGCAGCAGACCTTCCACCCAGATACCGGCTTCCTCCACCTTCACTATATCGAAAATGCCTACCGGCATCGCATTCGCTACAGGGTCAAGTCCGTGTTCGATGAGAATTGGCGCACCTTTAATCGGGTACATTTCAATCATGAACTCGGTATCGCGGGTGAAATATTCGCCGGTCAAGTCCGGGTCGTCGGCGCTGGTAAAGCGCACCAGATAGCCACCGACGCGGTATGGGTCATTGGGCAGCGCCTTAATCGCATCGCCTGCGGCACGGTAGCCGGAAGGTGTTTTAAATACAGTGGTCATGGTGTCCTCGGAATCAAAAACGCCAGTCTGTTGACCGGCGTCGCTGGTATGCTGTAGAGATATTCGGGTTTATTCGGCGGGGTTGAAATCGCTCAGGAACACCGAAAGGTACAATAGCGTATCCCGTTCTAATGCAGCCCGGTATTCGCGCCGGAATTCCTCGGTAATGCGTTCAAGTTCCGGCGAATTGTCACCGTACAGGATAGCGGTTTCTGCTAGCCTGTTCTGGTACATCACCGCAATCTGCGCTGTTGATAGTTGATCTTCAGTGCTCATGATTGTGTCTCGTCTATCACCAGTGAGAATGTCGCCTCATTACCAGCGATCACCACCGGGACACCAAAAAGTGTATGTTCGCCGTAGTATGCCCGTGTCGGGTCTTTGAGACTATGTTCAAAACGAATTTGCAGTGCATACACCGGACTCAGTCGAATTTGCGTTACCCGTTGATTACCCGCTTCATTCAGTGCAGTCTCAATAGCATCGAGAAATGGTGTACCAATACGACGCAATGTAAAGTCAGTCGCTTCTGGAAACGGGATATACGAACCATTAACTTGCCAGTTGTTATTCATGATTGTGCCTTATCATCGAAACCAGTTCATGCGGCAACCGGCTATCGAGTTCCGATTGTGCGGCAAGAGAAACGATTTTCGCTGCCACATTATCAAACGCGGTATCCAGAATATAGCGGTTTTTCTCAGAGAAAAACACGACCACATCATCCAATACCCCGCGTAACGACGCGCTGAAAACGTAGCCATCGTTATCTTCAATAGTATTCGGCGGGAAATCCTGATAACTGATTTGCACGCCGTTGTACCATCCCGCGAGTTCAGTAACATGGCGATACCGTTGCGGGAACCGTTGATATTCATCCGAAGTTGATAGCGCGTACTCAGGAAGCGCGGTAGCGTCGGTCATGGTCGGTCTCCCTTCACAGTACGCGCCGGAAACGGAAATTTCAGGTCAAGATAGGTAATCGTCTTTGAGATGTCCGTTTCAGCAGCAGGAATGGCTTCGCGGGTCAACAACGATTTCAAGGTTTCTTCCGCGCGTTTTCGCCACATTCGCATCAACAGGTACTGCTGAAAAGCCACAATCGCCAGAACGACACAGAGAACAATCAGCGCAACAATCACCGGTATCATATCATTCATGATTGCAGCGCTTTCGCGTTGACCACAATATCAGGTCGTGCGTATTCCGTTAGCAGAATACAACTAATGCCATCCACAACCGGGATATTCACCGCAACCGGGATATTCCCGAAAATCTCACCTGTGACCGCTTTCAGCGCAAGTTCATCGCTTCGGATGTAGGCGGTGGCAGATTGAAGCGTATCGGTGTGTGCAAATTGTGTTATTGCGTTTTGCAGGAGCATATCTTCAAGTTCACGGCAATATTGCTTAAAGGTTACGGGATTCATGCTGATACCGTGAATATCGATTTGCTGCTGCCTGGCAATCGCAATTTCATCCTGAATAAGAGAAAGTAGGCTCATGTAATCTCCCTGTGCTATACATCTGTTCTAGTATAGCACGAAAGATAGTGTGCACATGCGCTATGGTTCGTCTGTGAGCTTCTGCAAGGCTTTCCGTATGATGCTTGCGGATTCAGGGTCGTTCAACACTCCTGCAACGACACCTGTTTCACCGATGATATAGTCACGGTGAAATTCTCGCTTATGACAGAACACCATCACATAAGGAATGCCACCGCGATACACATGCACGGTAAATGCCGCGCTGTACCCTTCGTTCATCGCTTCATCCACAGCAGCAGCGTTCGGCTCGTCATCGCTGGAGCGCGGTGCGTCTTCCGGGATGTAAAAGATTTTGTATGCCATTGACTAAAACTTTCCTCTCGCCTTTGCGTTCACAGGGATGAGCCGGTGCTGGCAATTCCAGCCTTCACACTCTGTTGCCTGTCCAATCATCGGAATCATCAGATTGCGCGATTTCCATGCCTTCACCCGGTGACGCTGACCTTTCAGGCGCTGGCAATCCCGGCACGATTCTTCACCATCCTCGCCGCCAAATTCCAGCATAAGGTTGGCGTTGGCGCTTTGCAGCCCGGCATTGTAAAACGGCATAATTGAGCCATTGAACCACAGCCGCGCTTTGCCAGCAGCGAGTGCATCGCTGATGCCATCCTTTATCATAGCGCTCGTAAGATCGCTCACGAAACCCGATTGTGCACCGATCAGTCCGGCAATTTCTGCCTGTTCCTGTTCGTCCGGGTCGTCCTGCACACCGGCGTCACGCATACCCTGCACATAGGCGCGATACCCGAAGGTACGTACCATCTGCCGCAGAAGATTGCCAGCGCGACGGCGGTCTGCTACATCGCCAGCCTGAATGCTGCCAATCACTGACCCAAAGCGGTTCTCAAAGTCGCCCTGCACTTCGGCAATCGACTTTGTAAATAATTCTTCATCCTCATTCAGTGCTGCTGTGAGTGCAGACTCAAATGCCGGGTAAAGTACTTCGATGCCCTGGTCGATGACGATTTCAGCAAAGACTTCTGTCGGTGACGCACCGCTGTCCAGACCAGACTGGATAGCATCAGCAATATCGCCGCGCAAATAATGTGGCGTGAACGCACGACTTTTCTTGCCATTGGTTACAAACTTTCGCCACGCCTTGAGTTCGGCAAGCGCCTTCTCAGGTGTATAGTCCCAGGAATCTACCGGGATGTCATGGTGATCGTGAATGGTGACGCGCTTGTTGTCTGCCAGATCGTACAGCATATTGTGGACGGCAATAGACGCGTCCAGTAGAGCATCAGCAGCGGGTGCATCTTCTGGTGCGACATGATTGTTTGCGGCGTCCAGTCGGTAATCGTTGATAGAGGCTTCAACGGTCATGTACTTTGGTTGCGGGTCGTACTGGTCGCAGATACCAGAAGCCTCAATTTGCGCCGGCTCATCATCCACCACCAGATGACAGCGAACACTCAGTGGATAGGTGGTGAACCAGCGGCAGTTCTCACACCGATTTGCACCGTCACTCAGGCGATAATTCACTTCATTTTGCAGGAACAATGCCGCTTTGACGACGTTTGCCGGTGGTTCGTCCGGCACTTCGACTTCCGGCAACTGCAATACCGTCTCGTAGTCGTCACCGCGCTTGATGGTCATTTTCAGGCAGTCCGGCATGACCTTTAGCCGCGTTTTGAACGTGACCGGCTTTAAGCGACTTTTGCCATAGCCCATCGTGATATGAGGGACATAATTTTCAGGGCGCGAATAACTGCCGGTCTGAATACCTGCTGCCTGACATAACTCATGCAGTTCTTCCTGTAAATCCAGCAGTTCAAGATTGCGCCGGATGCGAAAGTGAATGGCGTGTGTTCCGACGTTATCAAAACTGTTGACACTGCCAATGTTTAACGCCAGTTTAGGCACTTCAACATTGCGCAGTAGTTCGACCAGGGCACTCATGGTCTGAAAATCCATGCCACCGCAGGTAATGAGCGTGATATGGAATTCTTCCGGCGCTGTCCACTCTACTTCATTTTCAGCGTAAATTTCTTTCAGGCGCTTTTGCAGGTCCGTCAGATCGACGTTGTTTGCCAGAGACAGGATGATACTGGTGTCCTGTGGCGCTTCTGCTTTGTCCGTGTCAGGTAGTGCCGGTGCTGGTGCTTCTGGCGTGATGTCTTCTATATCAGCAACGTCCAGGGATTCTACCGGCAATGACGCTGCTGGTTGCCATGTCGATGGGAATTTCGACTGCCACAGATTGCGTATCTGGTCGCGCGGAACCGGCACGCCACCAATCATATACAGGTCTTCTGTTTGCGGGTCAGGCTCTAATCCGGCAAGGCGCTGTGCATCACCAATCGTGACCAGCGAAGCGTTCATCTGCGATTGCAACAATTCAGTCTGTTTAAGTTTCTTCTCGTTCTCTTTTGAGAAGCGCGTTTCATCGAATTCGCAGTACGTGTTCCCGCTGCTGTCAAAGAAGGTCAGTAGCTCAGTGTTGAAGTCTTCTGCAATATCGCGTGCCATTGGTAGCACGGTGTTGGTATAGAAGGCGTCCAGCACTTCCTGCCCGTCTTTATAGGTGCTGCTGCTGCTGTCGCCTGCCATCGCCAGTGGCACACCGTACAACATGAAGATCGACCGGGTAATCGGGTCGTCCACGCTGTACTGTTTCTGGATGTCGGGATTTTCAAACGGCGTCAACGTGCCTTTGACCGGCAACACCATCGTGCCAAAGCTGTTTTCGACACCTTTGAAAAATTCCCGGATGGTACGCTCAATTTTTTCAATGTCGGTCTTCGACCACTTCACATCACCTTCCGGGTTGAAGACCGCACCCGGACGCGAATTGTTGACAAACAGCGCCCGTAAGTAGCGCTGCAAATTGCGCTTGATGTTGATTTCATCAAACCCGGCAAGCGTCTTGCTTGACCCGCGATTATCGCGTTCCGGGTTGAATGTGCGAAAATAGGCGATTTCACCTGGATAAAATCGCACCGGGTCATCGCCATCCCACGAGTAGTGGTATTCAGCGATTTTGCCACTTACTTCAATGGGTTGCACACCGAGTGGATTCAGCCACCGGATACCCGCTGGCAATCCCACCTGATTTTTCATCTTCTCAGTGTAGACTTCACCGTACAGCACGCGGGCATACACCACCTGCTTGAGGTAGTTAATCCCACTATCAGCGCGTGCCAGTCGCAGCGCGGTGGTGAACGGGTGGCGTGCCTTCACATCGGCAGTGCTGGCAATCAGTTCACCGTCTTCTTTGCTGCTGCCTTCGTTGTAGTAGATGTTCAGCGTCAAATTCGCTACCGCGTCGGCAATCAGGTCACTGGCGCGACGCACCGCAATCACCATGCGGTATGCCATCGCTGCACCGCTGTTGGAGCGCGGCAAATCTACGGTCGGATACGTAGCACCACCGAGTCCGGCGTAGACACTGGCTGCATCATTCCAGTTGATGTAGCCCGTATTTTTCACGTTGTTTACGCGGTCAATGAGTGATGCCATTGTGCCTCACAGGTCAATCCGTTGCAGACTGGCGTAGTATGCCAGCAGTCGCGCAATCACCGTGTCGTCATGTTGACCCGATGGCGCTTCATAGGTGTATAAGCCGGTGCTGGTCTGTGAACTGCGAAAGATGCGCAGTTCGTGATTGGCAGCTTTGTTTTCCAGCAGTTTCAATCCACTGGTATGCAGACCTTCATAGAAAGTATTGACCAGCGACGACTTGCCCTTATTGCTCATGGAATAGGCTTCAAGCGATGCGTCCAGTCCGGCGTCGTCCATTTCATCCTGCAAGGCTTCTACGTTGGAAGACGCGCTGTTCTTTTCGGCAACGACATATTCCACCCGCCACTCTTGAAGGCGTCGAATCATTTCCGCGCGAATGTCGCCATAGCGCATGTGCTGCCAGCGCTCAATCAATACCTCGCGGTTGGCGGTGCTGTCCATGATGCACAGCGTGCTGTAGTCGCCACTTTGCCCCCAGTCGATACCAGCAACATGCCGATGTCCATCGACAGGCTCGTGTTGCTCTGGTAGATAAATGGCATGGTCGAAGTTCCCAAAGACCGTACCACCACTGGTTAAAAAACATTTTTCCGGGTCTTCCGGGTATTCCTGAAAGAATTTTGTTGGGTTGGTCAGGAACTCGCCCTGTTTGGCGCGTCGCCATTTGATTTGTTCCGGCGTTAATCCGTGCCGCTGCACCAGCGCCTGTTCTTCATCGGTGTACACCAGACGCTCGCCGGGTTCGAGAGGTAGTTGATAGCGCTCATCCCACCACCACGCATAGAAGTGCAGTTTCCAGATGCCTTCACCGCGTAATGCTGCCATGCACACATCATAGAAAAATCCCTGCGCACCGTTGGCGGTGCTTTCCAGTACCACCTGTCCGTATCCCAGTGGGATGGACTGCATGATACCGGCAAGCAGTTCATCAGCGTCTTTCCAGTACGCTACCTCACTGCCATGCAGATAGTTGAGTGTGCCACCGCGACCAGCAGAAGTATTGCCAGCGGTGGCAATCATAATTTCAGAATAGGTATCCGGGTAAGTCGTCGTTGTTGCGTTATCCAATCCACGACGCGGCTTTAAATGTGCTGGCAGTTCGTTGTAAAACAACTGTGCCATGCGCCTGAGCTTTTGTGTGGTTGCGTCGTCGTGCGCCAGTGTTGCACCACCGATAGCGCTGGTGATCGCGGCAACGAACATATCTGCCTGAATACAGGTGCTAAACCCGATTTGACGCGCCTTAAGCAGCAGATCGCGCCCTGTCCGATTCGCCAGAAAGTGCGCCTGCGCTCGTTTGGGCTTGTAAGGAATAAGCTGTTTGTGGTCGTCCAGAATGCGCAGGTGATGCGGTATCTGTTCCAGTGACATTCTACGACGCGCTTTATCCAGCCTGTACTGAACAGATGCATCCTGAAGATATGCCGGTAACATCACACCTCGTCGTTCACAACCACCGCGACACCTGCTAGCTTAAACAATTCCTGTGCCAGCGAGTCGTCAAACGCTTCTGCCAGTACCTCGTAAGGCAAATTCCCGGCGCGAATGTCTTCAATCGCCTGAGAACGCCAGTCGTCAATTTGCACCCGGTCAATAAAGATTTTGCGCCACTTGCCCAGTAGTTGCAGCGCCTTCTGTGGGTCATGCAATTCCAGCTTGAAGGTATGCACTTCACTGTCTTCCGTAGTGACAGTGGTTTGCTCAATGCGCTTAATCAGACCTGTTCTACCAGTGGCGCGCGCTTTCACCCAGTCAATGCCGCCGGTGGTTTCGTCGTAAATATCACCGATGTCACCGCGTGCATGTTCGGTCAAACGTGCGAGGATTTCATTTGCAGACATGGCATGTTCTGCCATACGCGCGTCAATGGCACTGGCAATCTCAGGTATTCTCAAGTTCTCGTAGGCAATTTGAGCAAGCGTGGCATCGTTGCCAGAATACCCTGCCATACGTGCAGCAGCAGTGCCGTTGAATCCACAAACAAAATAAGCGTCTACAAATGCCTGTCGTTTGCGGGTAAGTTTTCGTGTTGCCATTGCGATACCTTTTAAAAAAACAACTGACAGCAATCCCGATGAGGTGCGCATAACGGTAGAAGGTCAGGATGCAAACGGTAATCGGTCGAACATCAGGGAGGCTTTTATGTGTCGAGTGAGATTGCTGTCAGATTGTTCACAGTGTTGGGAGCATCCATGTGGATGCTCGTTGATTTATGCATCGTACAACCCGCGAGCGAACAATGTCCACGCGCGTTTCTTCTCGGTATTCAGGTCACGCAGTGTGGAGTTGCCACTATCGCCATTGGCGTTATTGGCGTCGTCAATGTTCCACATGCCAAAGTAATCCAGCAGACCACCAACGTGATACGCCAGATAGTACCAGACCGCATCCTGTCCAAGCAGGATAGTGTCGCCGTCCCACGTGTCACCGATGCTGGCATCGACTGTGACCTGCGTGGTGCTGCTGTATGAGGAAATCACCCGGACTTCATTCTGAGTGATGTTATACACCAGCCACCCTGCCATGTTGGAATTGAACGTTGCCGCTGTCGTGATGAGCGTCGTACCGCTGCTGCTGGCAGATACCGTGCCGGTGATGTCGATGGCAATCATGATGTCATCGCCATCCCAGGTATCACCAATGGTGTCTGAGACGGTGACCGTCGTCGCGCTGGTGTACGCACTAATGGTCGTGCTCGTGCCATCGGTCATGTTGTAGACTTTCCAGCCTACCATTTCCGACAGGAAGATATTGCCATCTGCGACCATCGTCGTGCCGGTACTGCTGGCAGATGCGTTGCGCGATACCGGATTGGTCGCGCTGGTCATGTGGATGTCTGTTTCGCTGTATCCGACGTGCATCGGGACACCGCGATAATTGGTCAGTGCCTTGAAACGATTGACTTGCGTGACGATGCTGCTATCCGGCAACCACTCACTGGCAACGAAGTGTTCCCAGTGAGCCTGCATATGGACACCATCAATGGGTATCCCGGCGTCATTCAGGCTGTCTACAAGGTCATACAGCGCGTCACCTTTCCAGTGACCCGCCTTCTCGCCGCGAAACTCTGCAATCACCAGCTTGCTATTCGGAAAGATGCGATGCGCTTCAATAAAGGCGTATTCAATCCATGCGCGGCTGCTGGTCTGTGTGCCAGTCGTGCCGCTGTCGTTAAATTTGTACGACCACTGATGGTCTTGCCTTAGCGGTCTGCCGTTTGTCACGGCTTCGGTCTGACTGGTCACGAGGATTTCATTGCAGACCTCAATAATTTGCGGGTCATTCCAGCCATTCGCATCGATACGATCTTTGAGTGCCTGAATGCGCCGGGTGATTTCTGCCTGCGCAGCGGCTACTGTGTCGTCAATCTCGTTGTCGATGTAACTATTGTCGCTGTGCCAGAACAGCGGATGGAAATTGACCGTGATACCGGCAGCGTGTGCAGCGGTCATCAACTGGTCAAACGGTGTCCAGTTCGGTGAACCAATGCCAGAGAAGTACAGTGTGCTGTACTTGATTGCATTTTCTGTTGCCCATACGGTGAAGTCGGACGTTGCCACCGCTTTAAAGGCAGAAGACTCGCTGTCGTAAGCGTTGCCAATAGCGACGCCAATTTGTGTGCCGTTTGCCGCGCCTAAATACCGCAGTGTGGCATATTCGTAAATAGGAGGGTCATAGACCCGCGCCACTTCAGCAGCAGTAATCACGCGATTGAACAATGCCCAGTGCGATAGCGCGACGTCAATCGCGCTGCCACTGCTATTGCCGATACGCAAAGAGAGCGTGCCGGTCAGTGATGGTGTGCCAACACCGGTATCTGTGCCATCTGCCGCGCCATCCAGATAATACGCAATCGCGTTACCCGGCTGATTGAACGCTACTGCACCCATGCGCCACACAGAATCGCCAGTAATGGTCGTCGGATTGTTGGTATCCGTTACCGTCTGACTGACCATGTACGACTGGAACTGCGCTGTGGTAACGAGTACCTGCTGCAAAAATTGATTGTTGGTCGGTGACGCTTCCCGGAACTGCCACAGGGCGCGACCGACGCTTGTCCAGCTAATGCCGGAATTGCCGCGAAAGAAAAACAGGACGCTCCATGTTGTGCCACCGAAGACATTCCGACTGTTGGTGTCGGTAATGTCGATATATTGAGTCGCGTCCGTGATTGCGACTGCCGGACTTCCATCCGGCGCGGTCTGTGCATTGTAGCCAATTGTACCACCACCGGCTTTTGCAGCCGCCGTGCGACTGTTGCCGGAGCTATCTGCGAATGTGCTGGATGTTTCGTTCAGGCGACGGTAATCATACGGCACAAGATCAAGGATGGTCTGTGCGAGATACGATTGCAGGATGTCAATGCTGATGGTCGCGTAATTTGACCATGTGCCACTGCTGTCCTGTACGCGCCATGTAAACGAATCAGAAGTCGTTGAATTGGTGTCTGGCGTGTAGGTGATGTCGCCTGTTGTGCCATTGACGCTGGTGCTGCCATAAGTGGCATCCGTGCCAATTTCTACCGTCGTCCAGTCGATGGTGCCGTCAATGTCTGCTGCCAGCGAAAGCGCGGACAGGGCAAACACAACAGCGTTGTTCTCGAAAGTATCTGACGCCAGATTGTACGCGATGGGCGCGTCACTAACGGCGGTGACGGTGACCGCGACGGTCTGAGTATTGGATTGCAAATTGTTTGCATCGAACACATACACATCAAACGAATCAGATCCGTTCCAGTTGGTGTCGGGTGTATAGGTGATGACGCCGGTCGATTGATTGATGCTGATGCTGCCATTCGACGGTGTGGTCGTGACGATGCTGCCACTGGTAGTGCGCCGTGCGGTGCCGTCCGGTGACGAATAATACGTGTCCACATCAATCGTGCCATCCGTATCTTCGTTCGTCGTCAGGCTCATGCTGGCAAGCACTGGATTGTCTGCGACGGCGTTAATCGTGACGGTGATTTCAGCGACGTTTGACCACGCGCCAACACTGTCCTGCACCCGGATACTAAATGTATCCGCGCCGTTTTGATTGGCAGTCGACACATAACGAATAGAGCCGTTGCCGGGTGTATTAAGTTGCAGTGCGCCTTTGCCCGGTGATACCGTCGCTTCCAGTGTTGCCCAGTTCGCTGCGTTGCTTTCCGGGTCAGTGTACAGCGCCGACACATCTAAATCGTAATTGGTGTCTTCATTGGTGCTGAAACTATCCGTAGTCAATACCGGTGAATCATTGACTGCTGTCACAGTGACACTGACCGTCAACTGATTGCTGGTGTTGCCCTGACTGTCTTCCACTGTCACGGTGAAGCTGGTCGTACCGTTCCAGTTCGATGCCGGTGTTACGCGAATTTGCCCGTTGCCAGGCGTGTTCAATTCCAGCGTGATATTTGCAGGTGTGCCAATTTGGGTCAGTGTTGCCCAGTTCGCCGCGTCGCTGTCTGCATCGCTGTAGCTGAGCGTGAGTGTCGTCGGCGTGTCCTCATTGAACGTCATCGAAGACGCGCTAAGGACAGGCGCACTGTTGCCGCCGACTGCCGCGTTCTGCGGATTTAAAAATAAAATGTGACGGGCATATGCCATCCATCACCGCCTGACCGTTTCAACGCGCACCGTCACCGCGTCGGTAATGTTATTGCCGCCGCTGGCAATGGCAATGTTGAGACGACTGTTGATGTATGGGCGAAAGTAGACTGTGAGTGCCGTTCCATCCGATTCAACGCCATCCAGAAATGGTGCAAGCACACTGTCTGTATTGGTATTCACGCTCAACAGTTCCCGCTGCAAGCCTTCCAGTTCGGTGACGGTGACCACCGCAGTACCGGCAACGGAGCCGTCAAAGGTCAAGCCTATGCCTTCGAGAATGCCTTCCAGTTTGCTGGTCTGGTGACTTCCTGCACCGCTGCCGTTTGTTGAGAGTTTGTATTCAGGCATGTTGAAATATCCTTATGCAGGTGTCCGCAGCTATGGAAAATGGAAGATAAAACAGGGTGAAATATTCAGAAGTGGAATTACTCGTTATTCACAACAACTGGCACTCCGGCGAGTCGGAATAGCTCCTGTGCCAGTGTGTCGTCAAACGCTTCTACCAGTGCCGCGTAGGGCAGCGTACCGGCGCGAATGTCTTCGATTGCCTGACTGCGCCAGTCATCAATTTGCACCCGGTCAATGAAGATTTTGCGCCACTTGCCCAGGAGTTGCATTGCCTTCTGCGGGTCGTGCAGTTCAATTCTAAAGGTGTGAGTTTCACTGTCCTCTGTTGTGACAGTGGTCTGTTCGATTTTTTTAATGAGCGCTGTCTTGCCGAGTGCGCGTGCTTTTTGCCAGTCGATTGCGCCGGTGGCTTCATCGTAAATATCACCCATGTCACCGCGTGCGTGATCCGTCAGGCGTGCCAAAATTTCATTAGCGGACATGGCATGTTCTGCCATACGCGCGTCAATGGCGGCTGCAATCTCAGGTATTCTCAAGTTCTCGTAAGCAATTTGAGCAAGCGTAGCATCGTTGCCGGAATACCCTGCCATACGTGCAGCAGCAGTCCCGTTGAATCCACAAACGAAATAAGCGTCGATAAACGCCTGGCGTTTGCGCGATAATTTCTTTTCAGCCATACCACACCATCCAGAATTAAAAAAAACAACCAGCGGTGTTCCCGGTGAAAGTGACTAACGTAACAGGGTGCAATACATCAGGACATCAAAAACATCAGGAAGGTTCGGGAGGCTTATACCAGATGGAACGGGAACGCCGCCGGGCTGTTCACAATGGGTAAACGCAAAAAGCACCGCTATAGTCGGTGCTTTCGCGCCTGCTGTGCTTTGGACACACAACAGAAAAACTGATCAATAGACTGTACATTAATTAATGCAGACGTTCCGGGACTTGCACCCGAAAGCAGGCTCGTTCCTGCGTCTGTCAGATGGTAGGTCATCACCCGCTGCACTACCGACCTGAACTGTCGGATTTAGCATGTCGCAGTGTCAGGACTTGCACCTGACCACCGGCTTGTGCCAGTACACTTGCTGCGATAAAACAGTTACATGAGGTTCACCCGGAATAAATATATACCTCTGTCGCAATTATCGTAAACGAACATCCGTGCGATTGTCAAGTAATTTACGTCAAATTGCTTTGCTGTGCGCCTTCATCTTATGACACACCTTGCACTCGCTGCGTCTACCGCGTCTGCCTCTGTTGCGAGAATCGCGGCTAAACGCGGTTTCGATCTTCCACCGTCCGCACGCTGAGCAATGCAGGAAGTCCGAAGGTGGCTCAAATTCCTGCGATGCAAACTGCGGACGCGCCATATTCAGCAGTGCCTTCACTTCGGTGACACGTGGCGTCAGGCATGATTGAATGGTGTCTGACCCATGAATCAAAATCGCCTCGTCGCCGGGTTCCATTACCGCTGTCCCGTGCGGTTTTGTTGTGAGATAAGAACTGTAATCGCGTGCCATTTGAGAACCTGCATAATCAACAGTTGAGTACAATTTTAGCACATTTGTTTTACAGGTGTGTATTAGTTCGGTTCGTTGCTTCCAATTCCCGGCAACGCAATCATCTGATCAGTTTCGCTTGCCAGCAACATTAAACACGCCGGGCATGATGGCAAGGCAGATTCAGATGCAGGGATAAACGAGGTGTTATCGTTTAACATGCCGCATAGCAGCACTACGTTTTTTGAAGCATAAGCATGCGTCCAGCGATTGTGCATAATTGTCAGCACAGATGAAATATCAGATGTGTTGGATGGTTGTGTTTCGTCAGCAATCCAATCGTATCGTTGTTTTACGTGGGCAACAGCCTTTCGTTTCTGTGGATAGCAAACATGAATATGTCCACCCAATTCATGAATATCCAGCGCGATAACGGCGTGCCAGCCTTTGTCGCCTTTCCATGTGATACCCGTAGTGTTCCGGTGCTGAAATTCGAATACGAGATGCCCATCTGGTAATATTTTTGCTGTGTATTTTGACATTCTTTCACCTCACATCGTTAATCACTTAAAATCGAAGTTGTTGAATAAGTGTTATGCAAATAACCTCAATTGTTCATACAATGGTGGTTGCGGGTCTACTCTCATAAGCGCCTGTTTGCTGAAAATCCAGCGCAGTAATTTACGTTCTTTTGTGACCAGTGGCGACAGTCGAAAGCCTGCTTTCATGAAACAAAACCCGTGTATTGTTTTCCCGTGTACCTTTACGCCACGAACGTGACGCGGGTCAACAAAACTGTGCATTCCGTGTATCGGCAATTCGCACCAAAAATAACGGGTAATAGCTACCGCCTCTCGGATAAGCAATGACGACTGAATACCAGATTCGTTCCTGAAATACGCGTTATTCCAGTAGTCCATGCCGTCTGCACGCGGCTTATCCAGATTTGCACCCGGCGCGGGTCGTTGCGATACCCACAACGCAGCAGCTGTACCGTCCGATTTTGGGATGATTAGCACTACAGTTTGACCGGGTGCGGTAAACATCTTTGTTCCGGGCGTCTGTCTGCTATAATGTCGATCTGCCAGCAGTCTTGCGCGGGTATCTCCTCGATTTGTTAAATACCAGTGTTGTTTACTTATCATACTCAACCTTTCCCAGTTGCCATTCCAGCCAGTAGTCGCGTTACCTCGCATTCCGCAATACATCCACGATGGCACGCAGATGTTTAATCATAAGGTGGTCTTGCCCTTTTTCTGACCAGAAAGATTTGTATCTTCCATATTCATAGTAATACAGATACCCGTTCGATTCAGTCGGCATAGCACTATCTGCAATTGCCTCACACGCCTTTACCAGTGCATCGTATTTCTTCTGAAGTTCGGACTGCGCCTCAACACGCGCGGCAAGTTCCACTTCCTCAACTTCACTCTGCACAGCTTTTAAGGTGCGTTCTGCTTCATCGCGTGTCGGGTGTGTGGATATGATTTCATCGTATTCACTGCCGCGATGGTAAACGCCGAAGTGATGTCCTAATTCGGGTACTTCCACTGCCTCAATATAGTATTCAAGCCGCAACATTTTTACACACCCTTCCTAATCTTCAGTACGCTTATTTTCTACATCAATGATTTTCTCAATTGCATCTACCGATTCCTGGTATGTTTTCGCCATCACCTTAATGGCTGAAACATTGACTGAAAATATCAGGCGCGTGAGTTCCGGCAAAGATGTCTCCGGGATGATGGTAATGTGCCATTTGCGTGCAAATTTTCGGTATGCAGCAGCGTCCGGCGATGACTCAACGAACGCGATATAGGCTGATTCAAATTGTTCAGGCGTGCAGCGATTCGCGCGTAAAAAGTCCTGCTTGTATTGCTTCCAGCGTGCCTCAAGTATGGCGTACATATTTCCTACCCTCTTTTCTTCCAGCATGTTTCACAGTATCGCTTTTCACCGTCACTGTGCAGGTGCATGGCGGGTGTGCCACACACCTGACACGTCATCATGGACAACTGGTGCGGTTGCGATTCGGTCGATTTACCGGTCAAACTGCCATAGACAGAAAAGGCTTTATGCAAATCGCTAACTGTCAATCTATCCTGATTTTCCGATGCAAACATAAAAGTGCATTCATCAGGTGCGTAAACACACAGTTCGTCATCCATCAAACAACGTTCAACATCGCTATCCATCGCCGCATACGCAAACGGTTTCAGCGCATCAAGCGCGTTGGATAGCTTTACTTCCAGTTCCGCAATCCGCTGGCGCAGGTGTTGCTCAGTCAATTTGCTGGTATCCGGCGCATCGCTGTCCGGCTCGTAGTGATTATTCATATGCCACCTCACGCGACACCTCAAGCTCACTCACATCTACTACGCCCTGCTGGATGGCAATCACCACCGCACTGACGCGATTCCGCACGCCCAATTTTGCCAGAATATTGACCACGTGATTTTTCACGGTCTGCGTGGCAATACCGAGTTGCTGTCCAATTTCGTCATTGGATAGTCCCTGCGAGATTAAACGCAGCACCTCGTGTTCACGCATAGTCAGTTGATCTATGTGGTCGTATGTTTTGTTGTTCATGCAATCACCTTCTTTCTACTACGGTCTCGTTTCCGTTGTGGTGGCGATAAATAAAACAGCCGTTCCGCACGCGCCAGATTCACCTCTGGCAACGTCTGTGCCTCGCTCTGGATGATGTAGTGGGTATGCCAGCCCATGATATAGAGATAAAGCGCCAGCATCCGGCAGGCTTCCCGGCGGCGTCTTTCGGTGCGAACATCGACCACACCGAACAATCGGTCACGGTAGTACAGGATATATTGAGCATGTCCCTGTAACAGACTTACCCGCTCTAAGCGCCAGTACACGCAGGTCAGTGCCTGGTTGTATCGCAGCCGCACGATCTGCCGTTCCAGATCAGCGACTACCGGTGGATGCCATTGCCAGCGGTGCAGCGTGATCATATCCCGCAGAAACACAGCGCGTTGTCGAATATCACGCGGCGATTTTGGTGATGACGAGAATCTCAGCGGCAGCTTATTCGTCTTCATATTCATCGTCATCACTCACCATCCCGCCACCCATATATCGTTCGAGTGTCTTGACGACACTCTGCGGTACGTTCACCTTTTTCTGGCGCCCACCAGTGCGCCTGCCACCACCGGCAAATGCGCCACTTTCAAGCTGTTCCATAAGCCATTGAAGTGCGTCTTTGATGTCCAGAACATCCTGAGCATTCACCGCGACTTCCCGCACGGGCAAGCCCATATCCTCAGTCAACGCCACTGCTTCAACTGCCCACTGCCGCAGCGACAATCCTTGCTTCCGGTATGCCTCTAAGCGTTCCATCGCCCAGGCTTCGTCCGGGTTGTCTGGATGAAGCCTGAATTGATAGAGCCGGGATTTTTCATCCGGCGACTTCTGCTCGCGTGGCTGGTGATTGCCTGATTTATGACTGCCCATGATTCACCTTACCGTTTTTTCGCCAGTTGTCGCGCCAGCTTTGTAGATGCTGCTTTCATGCCAGGCAGCATTTTCAAACCACCACGACCATTCGCTTCCAGCATTTTGGCGCGTGATTCAGCGGTGCGAATAGCGCCACGCTCGTAAAATTTCGGAAAAACCTGTTTGCAAATTTCCAGGTACATCAAACCGCTAACACCACCGGTCAATAAAACACGGCGTACACCAATCAAATTGCCACCAAACTGCTTAACCGCATCCCGTGCGGTGCGAATGACCGGTGCAATAGCTTGTTGATAAAGGCTGCTGCAATCCAGTTTCTCGCCACCTGCCAGTATGAGACTATGCTCAGGGTCAAGAAAAATTTCGTGGATCAATTCACGTGGTAAGCCATCTTCATATTCGGATACCAGTTCACGGTACTGATGATCAAAAATGCGCTTAAACGTGTTGACTGCTGTATTGCCGCCGATTCGGGTGCTGTCCATAAGGTGGTCGTAATCAACCACACCATCTTCCACATACGCCAGATCGAGCGTGCCACCGCCCAGATCAAAAACCAGCGTTTTTCCAGAAAAATCAAGGTCTTTATAAAGCTGTCCATCCGGCGCAATCGTGGCATTCATCACACCACCCACGATTTCATCATAGGTGTTGACGAATTCCACCTTCACAGATTGCTTTGCCCCATTGCACTCAATGTGCCATGTTCCAATCACCGATCGCATAAGGGAATTTCTGTGTTGCAAATCAGCGGGTGGATGCGCCAGCAGTGCATTAACCACTTCTGGAACCTGACCTTTAAACAGACGCAGCATCCCGGCGATGAAGAGGATGCCATAATAGTCTTTCTCATATTTCTGGCGCCCTCTCAGCGGGTCAAAGGTCGGGTTGTAGTTGAATGCCTCATCGCCCGTTACGAAGTAGCGACCATTCCATTTGATGAAATACCAGGCATCAGTATTTTTATGCCGGTAACACAATTCTTCGTAGTCTGCCATGCTGATTTCTGCAAGCGCATGTGTGAAGTGCTCGACATGCAACGTATCATCTTTATCCGTTGCCAGCTTGAAGCGAGCATTACCCCCATCGCAGACAACATTCACATTTCCATTGGCAAAACCCAATGCTTTACGGACTTCTTTATCTGGTTGTGCAGTTTTCATGTGATTACACCCTGTTTATAGTCTATATTCAGCCTGTAATCAGGTTAGCAGATGTGCAGGTGGTCACATGCACATTTGTTCTTTGTGTGGTACTCAGTCGCTTTTTAAGTTCCTGCCACTTCGCACTTTTCGCAATCTTCGCTTCTGGTCGATGCAGCATCTCAGCGTTCATTTGCGCCCATGCATTGACGCCTTCTTCGGTCATGCGATAGCCGTGCGGCACAGATTCGGCGTGTCCGGCGTCAATCAGGTGCTGGATACCATTACCGACAAATGGCGCGGGTAGATAAGCGTCGCCTTCAAACCATGATTTGTAGAGTTTCATGTAAACACATCGGACATCGAAATCGTTGTCAGTAAGCGATCTAAGCATTAGAGCAACCTTGGTTGTACAATGAGTTCGTTATCACCAATGACTGTAATTCGGTCTAATGACAAATCGCCTGCAACATTGTTGCCCGATTCACCATCTTCCCAACCGTGTGGATAGATTCCCAGTGACCACATTTCGCGAATACGAGCTTCCTCTTCTGTGTTGATCAGGTCAACTCGCGCACGTCGCTGAATATCCAGTACACGTTCTAAGCCGTATTCGCGTCCCGCCATTGTCAACGGACCCAACCGCTGCCCGTTCTTTCCATACGTTCCATCTTTGCGTGTTTCCGGGCTGGCTTTACGCAGCCGCCACTTCGCCTTTTTCAGTTCCCGGAACAGCGGTTTGAGTTCCAGCAGTGGAGCAAGATGCGCCCACACCGGATTTTTCACGATGTTTTCGAGTGCCACATCTTTGCTGGCAAGATTGCAGCCAATGCACCCGGTACGCCCTTCATCGTTACCATAGGCAACGGCAATATCGCCCAGATAGTCATACCCATGACCACCGGCATTCTCAAATCCCAGGACGCGATTGATATACACATCGCTCCACGCCTCATACAGCCAGTCCCACACGTAACATTGTCGCCAGTGAACCAGCGGGGCAAGTGTGTCTGCAACGTGCGTTGATGGCTTTGCCTGAAACCAGCCCTGACCGCACTCCCCATCTTTTGTGCTGCACGAAATAGCAATGCGCCCATCCCGCGCTGCCGATTCGCCCTGACGAACACCCGTCAGTTGCAGGAACTTTTCACCGGTCTGTTCGTAGACCGCTGTTAGTTCCGCTTCCATTGGTTCGATTTTTAGTTGTGAGGTGCACCAGCGAAATGTATTGCTAGGCGGTGGCACGCCACGTCCGAGCATGTAGACATAAAAACGGTCATCCAGCACGGGTTTGACCATGCGAGCATCTACGCCTTCACTGCGTAGTTCCGTCAGGAAACGATCAGCAGTAGTCCACAGCGGCGTGAGTTCCTGACGGGTATCGGCATACAGCACGAACAGCTTTTCCGGCGCTTTGACGAACCCGTTGCGGATTGACCAGCGCACAAAGGACACGGTAGCGCTGCTGTCCTTGCCGCCACTGTAGGCGATGCACCAGTGACGATAATTTGCGCCATAGGCGTTCAGGCTGGCAATACTCAGGTCAATGGCGTCCCGCATGGAGTCGCGCTGATTTTCAAATAACGATGGTTGTTTGACTTTCACGATTTATGTCCTTTGCAATCAGGCAGTAGCACCGCCACTGCCTGAGATGGTTGACTACGCTTCTACTTCGATACCGGCAAATTCAAACAGCGATTGCCCGCGCATCCGTGCCGCATTGTTCAGGTTACGGACAGCGACCCGGTAGTAGTTCGGGTTCAACTCAATGCCGATGAACTTGCGGCGAAGGCGCACCGCTTCATACCCTTCACTGCCAATCCCGGCGAACGGGCTAAACACGGTATCGTCCGGGTTGCTCCACATGCGAATGCAGCGCTCAATTAAATCCAGTTGCAAAGGGCAAATATGACGCTCGTCTTCATTGGCTTTTGCAACACCGGTGTTCAGGACGTTTGTTTCGCGAATTCCATACCAGCAGCTGCGTGCCCATTGAATCCAGTCGTCTTCACTCATCTCGCCGTTCTGGTAAGGCTGTACGGGTTCAGGATTGTCGCCTGGCTTTTTGAACAGCAGCAGGTAATCGGTGTGCATCGGTGCCAGTGCGGTGGCATCGCGTTTGCCAGTGACGAAAAGTAGATCAGTGTCTTTGTTGCGGGTAGCGACCAGTTGCGGATTTTTGTCGATGGTGATGCGTGCGCGATAAATCCACCCGGCGTCAATGTACCGGCGCACGATCTCGTCGCTCAGTGGGTCGAGTCCGCGATAGCCATCTCGATTGGCATAGGTCTTGATGTCCTGAATATGAACTGCTGCCAAACGACCCGGCATGGTGATGCGCAGATTTTCCCGGATGATGTAGTTGTAGTGTTCGAGAAATTCATCCTGCGACTGCGAATTGCCTAAATCGCGTTCGGTGTTGCTGTAGATATAAATCGTGCTGCCAAACGGCGGTGAATAGACCGATAAGCCGATGCTGTTATCCGGGATTTCGGTCATTCGTTCACAGCTATCACCAAGCATCATGGTGTAGCGGTCTGTGACGGTATCGTCGGTACGGTACTGGAATGTTTTTTCGCTCATCTGCATGATTTCCTGTTGGCTATATTCGGCACTGGCTTCAATCAAAGCGCCGGTCATGGCGCGTGCTTCCTGTCCCTTCTTTTCCACACTTTGCCAGATGGACATTTCCTGCTGGCTAATCACCACATAAACGTTGACACGATCTGCCATTTGACCAAAACGTTGAATACGCCCGACTGCCTGGTAGAACGATTCCCATGAGTAATCAATGCCGAAGAACAACATATTGCGGCACTGCTGCATGTTGACACCCATGCCAGCGATGGATGTTTTGGTAATCAGGACGCGCGTCTTACAGGTGGTAAAGTCCTGAATTGCCTGTACTTTTTCATCCAGCGGTAGACTTCCGTGTAAATTAACGCTGTTTGGGATATGCTCGTTGAGGTGCTGCGCTTCCTCGTTGAGACCTGTCCAGACAATCCATTGTTCGTCGCTGGAGCTTGTGAGAGAGATTGCCAGCGATAAACGGTCTTGAATGGTGGAACGTCGCACCTTTTTCGCGTCGGTCGCGCTGATCGCGTCCGCACTAAATCCGGGCAACATGCCTGCCGGTGTATAATCTGCGTCTACAGTCAACACCTGAATATTGAGTTCCGGCAGTTCATAGCCAGCGTCATCAAAGCCCAGGTCAGATGGCTTGCGAATGGCAACTGACCACGATGCCAGCCAGCGATAGAATTGCTTCACTGCGTGTTTTTTCAGTCGGTATTTTCCGGGACTGTCACCACCTTTACTGTTTTCGTGAATAAAGAACACGCTGGTCATTTGCCGGGATAACATCACGCCCAGGAACTCTGCGTGATTGCCAATTTCCTGAATGTCGTTTGGCGCCGGCGTCGCAGTACACGCCAGACGGTACGGTGTCTGTTTGAACATGCCAATCAGTCGTTTTTTGGTCGTCCCGCTGAATGATTTCAATATGCTGCTTTCATCCAGCACTACCGCGCCAAATTGCGTCGCATCGAAGTGTTCGATCATTTCATAGTTGGTGATGCAAAATTGCATCTCTGGTGTGACCTGCGATTGATTGCGCACATAATGAACCTGAATGCCCAGGTACTTTTCCGCGATAGCGACGGTCTGCTGAGCCACTGCCAGCGGTGCGACGATCAGCGTGCGTTCGTCAATCTGGCGCATCCACTCGCACTGCATGATCGTCTTGCCCAGTCCGACGTCCGCAAAGATTGCCGCACGTCCTTTGCGCACTGCCCATGCGACAATGGCTTTCTGAAAGCCGAATAATGCCGGATGCAGGTCAGAAGCCTCGACGCGTTTACCGGTATCTGGCGCGGTCACTTTCTTGCTGTTCAGGAATTCTGCATAAGTGGTCATGCTAATCACCTGCCTCTGATAGTTCGATTGATTCGGTCATTTCGCCTGCCAGCATAACGCGGTGTCCGGTGCGTACCAGCATCCCGGCAAATCGTCCGAGGTTGGTGTTGCCGGACAACGGCTCTGTACTGACCACATGGCACATCACCACGCGATGCCGGGTTGCATCAATCAAAACGAGCTTTTCAGCCGTATTCAGGTGTGATTGCACCTCATTCCCTGTTTCCGCTTTGTTTTGACGCCGTTTGGCGCGTTTCCCTGCCTGTTTTGCGCTCATCTGTTCTGCATCTCCTCTCTGATTTCGTTTGCTATATCCTGCCAGTAATCATCGCAAAAGCCTCTTTGCCAGCTAAACTGCCGGGTATCCGGGTGGCGACGACGGAATTTTGTTATGGTGGCGTGCTTCTCACGCCGAATGCGCGGCGTGTAAGCATCCATCGGGCGCATACGCGGTCTGCGCTTCCGGCGTCTGCCGCGTTTGGCACGCTGCTTTTGCACGTCATTGGTGTGGCTCATCACAGCACCTCCGTCAGTCGTTCAATCTCATTGAGCGCGGCGGTTGCCTCATGCTCAACGCACAGTTCGATCAGGCGCTTCCAGGCGGTAAAGAGTGCATCCTCATCAGCGGTATCATCGTGGCAATCAGCGATGCCCAGTGCAGCTGCTCGCTTCATCACCGCTGATTCATCCATACCGCACAGTCGCCACCAGTTTTTGCCCATCGTGAACGCCAGCAAAAAATTCGGCATATTTTGGTGTGCCTGATAAGTCTCAAACAAACAATCCTGTGCTGCCTGTACCTCTTTTTGCTGCTGCTGTTCGTTACCACGCACTGCCAGATAGAGATGTCGCAGTGCGATGGTCAGGTATTCGCGTGTACGGGTAGCGCTGGTCTGACGCAATGCGTGGTTCACCTGTTGAATGGTTGCCAGCGTGAGGTTGTTCCAGTTCATCGAATCATCTCCTCATATACCAGTCGTTCGCGGTCAAAGGTGAAGTCAAAGACCTTGCCAGTATTGGTGCCGTTGCGGTCTTTCAGGACATACATGCGTGTTTTGTCGAAGTCCAGGCTGGATACACCCTTGTCATGATATGAGTGCCGGTAGAGTCCCAGTACCATGTGTGCATCGCGCTGTACCGCTGCGCTTTCGGACAGGTCATAAAGCGTAGGCTTCTTGTTCTTCCGGTTCTTCACTTCCTGACTGTACTGGTGCATCACCACCAGCGGCACAGCGTGGTCTTTTGGGAACTTCACCAGCTTGGTCATGATGCTGGCAACATCCCGTGCACGGGTTTCGGTTGGCTCATCTGCCTGCATCAGCCACAATCCATCAATGAAAATCACATCAGGCACTGCCTGTGCCATCAGGCGCATCGCCCGGCGCTGGAATTCGACTGGTTTCAGGGCGGTGTATTCGTCGATGATGTCGAGCTGCCATTCGCTGATGTCGGCAATTGCCTTCACATAGGCGCTGCGCTGCGCGTCGGTGAATTGCATGTTTTTGAAAGTCAGCGGTGGAATACCGGTGGTCATGGTCAGGAAGCGGCTCATCAACTGCGCCTGCGTCATTTCCAGACTGAAAACAACCACCCGCAATCCGATCAGCATCATGCGGTAGATGGTACTGAGCATGAAACTGGTCTTGCCCTGTCCGGCACTGCCAGCGACGATAACGGTCTCTTCCTTGCCCAGTCCACCGGTCATGCTGTCAAAGTGCTGAAAGCCGGTCAACACAGCAGGAATTTGACCCGCTTGCATCCGGTGTTCCAGCGTGTCGTAAAAAGTACTGGCGATAGACAGCATGTTTGAGGGTTTCATCTGGATGCGATTGCTGGCATTCAAAATGGCAACGTCCGCAGTATTGATGACCGATTCGATGTCGATTGCGCGATTGCGCACTGCCGCGCGGATTTTGTCGGTGGCGTCCATCAACCGCACCCGGATAGCGCCCTGCAAGACGCGTCGGGCATATTCCTCGACATTGGCAGCGTTGATTGGATGCACCATATAATCTGTGACCAGTTTCATCAGGTCTTCTGCTGGATAAGCGTTAAAGGCTTTGACCTTTGAAAGCTCGTCACTCACGGTCAGAGGGTCAATGGCTTCACCGCGTGTCATCAGCGCTTCAAAGGCGTACCACACATTCAGATTCTTCAGGTCGCAAAAGTCACCTGCCTGCACCATTTCAGCAACGTCATAGAAGGCTTCTGGATTGAACAAAATCGCGGCAATTAGCGATTTTTCCGCTTCCAGGCTGGCAAAGTCTGCCAGGGCAATTTCCGGCGTCTGTTTTGCCAGTCGAATGACCGCCTCGCGTCGATTAGTCTGTGGTTTTGAAGCGCGTGTCGTTCGCATTGGTCTTCTCCAAAAGGCGTTCAAAAGCTACACGGATTTCAGGGTCAGAAATTTCAGCCGATGAATTCAGATCGCCACTGGCAGGAACAGTCTCTTTTTCGACTGCACCGGTGCGTGTGCGCCACAGGTCGTAGTCCTCACTCTGTCGCCATTCCAGCACCAGCGACTGCAACTTTGCACCATCCTGCGGCGGGTTCAGATTGCTCATCACCAGCGCGTGCCAGTCGTACATCTCAGCGAGTTCATCAGGTAAAGGCACCGGGTCAAGTTCTTGCAGTGCTTTTGCCACCTTGCCAATCCGACTGGCGAGTGTGCGCGGAATACTGTCTGTGATGTTCCACGAGCCAGCCGCAACAGCACCGACCAGTTGCTGTTGAATACTTAATGGTTTTGGTGTCGCTGGCTTTTCTTCTTCTACGACGACAGGTTGACCGTCAAAAGGCAGTTGTTCATCGGTGAAGTGACCACCCGCTGCGATAGCAGCAGAGTCTTTTTCTTTTGTATAGTTTCTTTTGTATAGTTTCTTTTGTGTGTCTACTTCGTTGACTAGTACTGGTCTATTTCGTTGACCAGTACTGGTCAATTTCGTTGACTGGTCTATTTCGTTGACCAGTCCATTTTCTTGACCAGTAATGATGTTTAAGGTGTATTGTTTCACGCCGCGTTTGCCGGTGCCGGTTTCGATCATCAACCCGCGTTCTATGGCGCGAGAAATCCCATTGATGACACCCTGACGTGATAATCCAGTCATCTTCTCAAATTGAGAAAGACTGATAGCGTCACTGAATTTATGCCAGCCACGTGTTTTTCGCATCGCACATAGCACCACTCGCAATTCAGCATCGGACATAAACCGCATGTAGGTGTCGAAAAGTTCGTTTGCTACCTGTGTATGACTTGGCTCGTTTACGCCACTCATTGCTTAATTCCTCTGTGCTGCATATTGATTAATTACTGCCTGAAGCTGCTGGAAGATGGCACGCTGTCCATCATCCAGCGTCGCTTGAAGGGTTGTGTCACACTGACTGGCACGCATGAAACGTGCCAGCAGTGACACCCAGACTTCTTCTGGCAGACGGTGACGACTGTCCATCACCAGGTCTAAAATCCAGTAGAATTCGTCAGGGTTCATGTGATGTCCCTTAGAAGGGAATGTCCGAGTTGGCGATAGCTTTGACCAGCGCGAGGGTTGCCTGAGCATCGCCGACAGCACTGTGCTGCGTGCCGGTGAATTCGATCTGCATCTTTTTGCAGGCATCTGCCAGCTTGTGCCACTTCCAGCTATTGCGGTATTCGTTCCATTCACCTGCGAATTCGGCGTAGAGCAGCTTTGCGCATACCCAATCAGCAACAGGGTATTCATTAAGACCATTTGCCTCAAAGGATTGTCTCAGCATCCGTTCATCAAAATCGGCGCTGTACGCGATGATGGTGCGACCAGCGAGGATGTTTTCGAGTTGCAGTTCGTCAATATAGGGCGCATCTTCCACCATCTCATCGGTGATGCCATGCACAGCAGTTGCGGCTGCTGGAATAGTCCCGGTAGGTCTCACCAGGCTATCGACCAGCACTGCGCCGGTAGCCACCTCGATCACTGCAATCGACACAATCTGGTCACGGTTGCCCAGTCCGGTCGTTTCGGTGTCCACCACCAGAGCTTTGTGTTTAAGCCAGTGCCGGGCTGTTTCTATGCAGACTTCACGCCGACTTTTGGCAGGCAGTACATCATCCAGAGCAGCAGATTCCGGGTCGAAATGAAAATCATCTGTCTTTGGCGCAACAGTCAGCACACGCCAGAAGTTACCCTCTTTTTCGGCGGTGATTTCAATGGGTGTTTCGTAACAATCAAAATGTTCACCCACGCGCATACCTGTGAGGATACCGTATCCAGCATCTTCAAACAGCGGGAAGTTATTCCGCGCCGGGTCACTGTGCTGGAACACCCACAACTTACCACCTTCGAGCAGGTCACATGTCCATTTTGGCGACTTGCTGCCGGATGATTCGCCACGTTCCACCCGGACAATATGCAAAGTTTTGGGGGCTTCAGGTGCAGTAATCTGCCGAATAGTATCCAGCAGCTTATCCAGCATGGGTGCAATTTCTTCAATCTGGCGCCGCATGTCTTTGATTTGTTGGTCATTCATAGCGAGTAATCCTCACTTCGGCGCGTGGGTTGCGCCGGTCAATTAACTTGATTAAGGTCAACTTCACAACCTGTTTATCATCGAGGTAGGCGTGCTTCTGAAGCGCATCTAAAATCGCTTTGGCATATCCATCTACATCACCCGCATTGCGAGCGCGGTAAATGATGGCTTCAACCTGAACACATCCCGTTAGCGGTGTGACACCCGCCTCACGACAGGCAAGTGCCACTTTTTGTTTAAAAATTCTTCCATCGCTGCTCAACACCATCCGATTTCTGAATTTCCGATAGTAGCGATTCAGTAACGGCGGCACTGGCAGGGTGAGGACGATCATGCTCGTTCTACTTTGACCACGATCTTGCGGTTGCCTTCTGGCTTCCAGTACACATTCACCGGGAATGGCAGCGTGATAATGGTGGGTGATGTCCATTTCCCGGTGTTGATGCCAGCCTCGTCAAACAGCTTAAAGTTGGTAGTGGTTGCCGGAGATGCACCGACAACTTCTTGCGACACATTGACACGAATTTCCAGCTTTTTCAGTTCGGCATTGCCTTCAATCCCGATGGTGGTTACACCGGCAATTTTCTGAAAATTAAATGTCTCTGCTTTTCCCTGCTGTGTAGAGCGCTGCTGCGTAGACCGCTGCTGTGTGCGCGGATTACGCATACCATCGCTGCTGTCGGTATCATCTTCTTCATCTACCGAGATCAGGAAAGTATCCAGCAGGAAATACTTCAGCGCGGCTGTGGCGGCTTTATTCACGCCTTTGTCGTTGTTGTCATCTGCGATACCCTGCCAGTGTGCCGTTTCCACCATGCCGGTATCGGCGTCGCATAACGAAATCGCAAAGTTCGCAAAGGTGCGCTGCGTGGTCCCGTTTTTGGTAGGAACATCCTTTACCTCAACATCCAGCAACGTCATGCTCAGGCACAGTCCGGCTTCTGCCATCGCCATGCGTGCGACGTGTTTGATTTCGGCAGCCGGTGCATAGTGATACTTAAAATGCTCGTTGTATCCCGACTTGCTCACTGCCGAGATTTTCTGCATCACTTCCACCTTCTTACGGTAGAGGGATGCCATCGGGTTAATCGGTGTATCCTGAATTTCAGGTTCTACAATGTGTTCTACAATCCCGTTGTTCGACATCTCGATTTACTTCCTTCCAATACGTTTCGTTTTCAGTTCTTCTAAGCGCCGGTCGCGCTCATGAGTGAGCCACAACCGGTACTGGCGAGCATCCGGGTTATCCCAGTCGTTCGCCCACAGGTAATAAGCAATGCCCTGCCAGTACACCCATCATTGCCACACCCGAATTGCCGGGTCAGGTGACTTACGGCGCTCGATGTAGAGCAACCGCACCGTTCTCAGCACGTCGCGTTCTGCCGCGTGCTTATCGGCATCGCGCATCTTGCGCCGGACATACCAGTCCAGTGTGCTGATACGCCATTCAAGCCACGTGATGAACCTGGGCGGGAAGGGTGGCAGCGGCTTCATGGTTGCGCGTCGTCTGTATGTAGCATCGCTTCCAGTACCGCATTGTCCGGTAGCAACGAGTCCAGATGTTCTGCCAGGATGCGACGTTCTTCCTTCAACAGCGCGACACTTTCCTGCGTTGGCTGCTGCTGGTGCTGTTTGCGCCAGCGGCGATAGCGCAGTGCCAGTGCAGCGGTCATTTCGTCTACTTCGATGATGATGGACATGGTGCATCTGCTTTCTGTGCTGTACTGACAATGTGTGTCAGTGCCGCTTCTCGATCTGGAAACAGGGTATTCAGTTGTTCCTCGGTCAGGTGTTGACCCGCTGCCAGCGGGATGAAGCTGGCAGCGAGCAACGGGTGCATTGGGTCGCTCATAGCTAGTCCAGGTTACCCGTGATTTCAGCGATACCTTCGTAGGTGAAAATCACTTCGTCAGTCGGACGCATAGACTGAACAAACAGGTTGAGTTCATCCGGGATAAAGCGCTCTTTCTTCGCATCCCACAGATCGTGCAATTCCGGGTTGCTCACCAGTGGCAGGGACTGTCCAAGCGGCATGGTTCCTTCGCGCCAGAAAATTTGCAGGACATAGCCAAGTCGAACATCTTTGAACATGACGATTTCCGTGCCATCCGGTAAATTCACCTGGTCACAGTCACACCCGGTCAAACTGTCCAGACACGGCGATGGATAAAAACTATCCTGAAACGCGGCTTTCATCGGATTGGATACTTTTTGTGCATCCATATAAGTGTTCCTCCTGATACAATGAGTGAAGTAAGTTACAATGCGCCGCCGGTTTTCTTCGCTCGATTCCCGGTTGGCGCGTTTGCTTTTATCGGCACGATGTGCCGTTAAATGCCTCAGTGAAACTTCAATACCAGAGCGGCGTACCGCTCTGCTTCTGCCAGTGGCAGGTAAAATTTGCGAATGGTCGGCAGTTCGTGTTCCTGATACCGTTTGCTCTGATGCAGCAGTTTGAGCAGTGTTTTGGGCAGCACATACAGCGTCTTGAAATTGCCCTGCACATACAGCCAGGTGTTGTCCCTGCGGTAGATGCCGCTGTTGACCCAGGCGTGATTTTTAGCATTGACTTTTTCAGCAATCTCAATACTCAGCCTGCCGGTATCGGTGCAGCGAGCATCCAGCTTAATTTCAACACCCTGCGGATTTTCGCCGTGTTCGTATTGATACAGCCGGGAAGAGTAGGGCTGGATAAAGACGCCGTGCCGGGACAATGCCAGCATCACAAAGTCCTGAAATTCCATGCCGCGTTGAATACTTTCGTCATTCGGAAACAGCGGATACGCGACCATGCTCGTCCTCCAATTCATTCCCAAAAACATCCCATCCAGGCGCGTGCTGGCGAGCAAACAACTCAATGCGTTTTCCGGCAGGGTAGAGGGTGTCAATGATGCGCCGAAACTCTTCCGGCTTTTCGCTGTGCCGCGTGCGCTCAATACTTTGCACGCTGTTAAACAATTTCTGATTGTCCGGCTGGCAGCTTCCGCGCGTGGCAATCAACAGCAGTTCATGCCGAACACTGTTGTAATGTCCCATGTTGTGTTTCATTTTGTCCCATATAAACGAGGCTTTATACTGGAATCCCCAGGCGCGAATCACCTGAAACGACTCTTCCAGTACCGGCGATGTGACCCACAGAAACAGCACTGCGTTGTCTTCCACCATACCGGTCACCGGCACAGCACAGATTTGTTGCAGGGTCATCAGCGGGTAATGATCTGCCTGTTCGCTAAAGTATTCCGGCATGGTATTGCCGTATTGCCAGGGCGGATCCGCATACACCACCCGGTACTTTGCATCTGGCAGGGAAGCGCGTTCAATCAGGTCAAGCCGCTTTTTCTTCTGCGCTTCTTTCTTTTCCTGCTTTTCCTGAATATGCCCGGACTGCCGCTGCATCCGTTCATACGTTTCTTCCACAATCGCCACTTTCAGGTGGTCAGTCGTGGCACGTTCCACAGGAATTCGTTCGCCGCTGCCATCGTCAATCGCGCCCGTTGCCGTGACTTCTTTCAGCACGGTGACGACGCTTTTCACATGATCGGCGGTCACTTTGCCAGCAGGGGCAGTCTGCTGCACCACGTCCCACACCAGCTTTTGTTCATCCGGTGCAAGGGCGGTGAGAGGGCGTGCCTGCGCTTCATTGGCGGGAATGTTGCCAATTGGCAACAAATTGGCGCGAACCTCTGAGGCTTCAATCAAACGATGGGCGCGACTGCGACTCATCTGCCACTTGTCCCGGCAGTAGTCTTCAAACGTGCCATGCGTGACGCGGTACAGTCGTTTATCACGGATATACAGCAGCGCTTCACCGACCTCGTACCAGATTTTGATGCCGCGTTCGATGATCTGTTCACATGCCGTGAGTTCATCTATTTCAACATTCGACAGCGGCATTTCAATTATTTCGCCGCCATGATGCACTTCCAGGTGTTTCTGCCAGTTGTCCGGGTGTACCGATTTCAGGCAGACAGGGCAGGTAACGGCTTCTGCCTGTACCTGCGCCTGGATGTCTTCCTCGTTGGGTAGCACGCCTTTTCCGCGCCAGTAATCGCCCAGAGCGCCGTGTGTGGTTGGGTAGAAATCACGGGTCATATTAGTTCTCGACAATCACAGGCTGTTCAACAACTTCAGCTTGAAACTGTGTTGTCACCTTAATTCCCAATCGGCGCACGTGATACCGAATAGTGTTCGGGTTCACACCTAACAACCGTGCTGCTGCGGTCTGACTACCCGCCTCTTTGATAGCAGCTACCACTATTGCGCTAACTGTTTTGCCTTCACTTTCAGCGAGTGCAGTTAGCTTTCGAGTCATTCTTGCCATTTGGATTACTCATCTTATCTACTTGGATACCAATCAGGGCAATAAAAATGGCGTAAAAATCGCCAATTACCTACTTAGATGACATTATATACCCAATTAGATTATTGCGTCAATAGACTAAAATAGATTAAGATAGGGTTGATAACCCAACTAGAGGGGGATAAGCAAAGTGCGAAAACGCATATTCAGGGGTGAGCGTTTACGTCAAGTGCGTGAGGAACGTAATTTATCACAGGATGATCTCGCCCAAAGAGCGCAATTAGGCGAAGCGCAAATGCATCGCTATGAAACTGGTAAAGCTGATCCGTCGTCTGAGGTTTTAGTTCGACTGGCAAAAGAGTTAGAGGTTACTACGGATTTCCTGCTTGGGCTAACAGATGTGCCAGACAAGCGCATTTTAGAGAGCGAATTAAGCCCGGATGAAAGACGGTTGCTATCGGCTTTCCGTCGAAAGAACGCTGCTGATGTTATGCATGTGTTCACTGACCACATGGCAACAGAATCTTAAAGCAAGATTCGTCCTGCCGGTACTCAAAAACAATCGAACGGTAATGCGTTTCAAGGTGCTCAATTCTCGATATTGAGTTATCAACATCTGTTCTTCGGTAGTTAACATATTCAACTCATTGCATAAATATATCTAAAAATAGAACGTTTGTAACATTTTCAATCCTATGTCATATTGCCCTTTTTGGCAATAAACCAGGAACGTATTTAAGGATAGAAAATTCAAACACAGGATAATTTATAGCAGGCACGATGATTTTGTAGCGCAGGTGTTGTTGTTACCGTATAATGTGCAAAAAATTATAGAGGTGACAACAATGAGCAGCTTGCAGGACGCGATAACCCTGATTAAAGCAAAGAAGTACGAGGAAGCGCGTGCCATCCTCAAAACCCTCAAAGACGACAAATCCCGCGAATTGCTCAAGCGCCTTGATGAGAAATATCCACCGACTGTAAAAACCACCACAACCGCCGTTAAAGCGAAATCTGCCAGCAAAAACAAATCTGCTGATGACGACAAAAGGTATTGCAATATACCAAAAGTACTGTTATACTATCCATAGTTGTTTAACAAATCGCCATTAAAAAGCAAAATGCCGTGCTAGAAACACGGCATTGCGCTGGCAAATATCGCCAAATACTTTTCGTAAAGGAAGTGTACCCTATGTTCTCTTTTCAGCGCAAGTCCGAATCGGTGGGCACATGCAGCGATGCTATTGCTGCCGGTGTACCTGTCCTCTTTGCCGGTGTATCCGGCGTTGTGCAGGAAGTCATCCTTTCTTCCAATCCGCGCATTGGATTAGGACTACTTGCCTCTGTCCTCTTTGCTGATGGGTCATGCCAGTGGATTCCGGTCTGGCAACTGACTGTCGCTGCACCTGTCACCGCTATCAATCCTCTGGATACCGTCATCGTCACAGACGGTAAAAACGCCGAATACACCACTGTCCTCATTGTTCGCCGTCGCACTGTGTATGTGCAACTTCTGGATTATCCCGATGAATTCCATGAATTCGATAAACGTGCCGTGTTTGCAGTCCAGGCGGTGCAGGCATGAGCGACAAAACACCCGCTGAAAAATACCTGGAATATGCCATTCAATGCGAAGCTGCCGCGCGTGAGTATCTCGCATTAATCGACGAGACCGATACTGCCATTCACAATCAGGCACTGGCAAATCTGGCGTACTGGGAAAAGGAAGTGATAGATCGTCGGGCGCTGCTCGAAACGGCGTAATCACCTGTGGCGATACGCAGGTGTCGCCATGTTTCTTTCACATACTTTTCGCGAGGATTGAACGCAATGAACGAAGTTGAACGTTTGCAGCAGCAAATTGCTCAGTTAAGAGATGAAGCAGATCGCTATATCGCAGCATTGAAGGAAATCTACGCGCTGGAATTTACAGACGAATCGCCACTGGAAGATTTCTTTGAAGTCCGGCGTATCTGCAAAAATACCCTGCCAGCACACCATTGCAATGTTTTGCCAGAGGCAGACGACGATGCCACCGAAGAAATGCCAAAAGCGCCAGAAGCATCGCCGGTAGAAGAAAGAGATGACAGCAACGTTGTTCGCCTGTGGAAACTGGAACGGGTGAAGGAATGGCGCAAGGGCTACGACCAGCTTAATTACTGGTGGGTGGCATACACTGACCCGGTTGTGAAATTGAC